TCACGTCTGGATCACCACTGTTAGATCCGAACCCGGATCCGGCGTGGCGACTGCAAGGATATCAAACGCCAGGTCGTCGCCCTCGTTGAGTACCGGTGCCGGCCAGATGGTTGGCCGGATGCGCTCGCCCGCGGCGTGATCCTTGGTCACGATCGCCTGGAACGACTGGTTCTCGGGATCGACGCTGATCATGCGGACGTACTCCTCGTTTGCGCCACCGGGATCGAGGAAGACGAAGCCGCCGGTCACAAGGCCCAGCCGGTTCGCGCCGTAGGAGCCCGTCTGCAAGGTCTGCGGATCGGGCGCGGCGGTTACTGCCGAGATCAGCACGAGGCCGTAGTCGGCATACGGCAGGCGGCGCGTCGCGGGCAGTCCGTAGCCCTCGTTGTTCACCAGGAAGTCGTAGGTAGTCTTGTAAGCGTCCGGCAGGGCCTGCGCGATGCCCATGTACTCGAGCGGTTCCCACGTTGCGCCGCCATACCGGCTGATCTTCACCAGGAATGCCGATTGGCCGTCCGTCGTACCGCGCTGCAGATAGGCGTAGACGCAGCGAATCGAGGCGGCATCCTGCACCTTCATCGGGATGACGACGTTTTCTTGCACCGTCAACGGGCCCGGCACTTGGAAGGTGTAGGAGCCGCCGTTGCAGGTGCGCAGGCCCGGCATGTAGGGCTCGTTGTGCCGCGAGAGTGGGAAGACGGTGAATGGCCCGTAGCCGAAGTGATTCGCCACGCCGGCCAGCGCCGCCACGATGCAGGCGCTCGGCAGCTTCGCCTCGATTCTGGCAGGCAAGCCCGGCGTGCGGAAGAAGCCCTTGCGGACGCTGAAGGTGAACGTCTTCTGGTCGAGCTTGTAGAAGCGGATGCCGGCGAGGTGCGCGCAGCGCAGGGTGCCGAAGGTCGCTTGGCCCTCAGGCACGCCTGCATACGCCCGTTGCAGGTGGAACTCACCACTTGGCACAACGTCGCCGCCCGCCCCGGGACCGATGATCTGGGCGCACTCATACGACCGCCGGCCAGGATTGCCGGGGTCGGCGGACTCGTCATTGAACACGACGAAGTCGCCAACCCGGAAGACCCGTTGCGTATCGGGATTGACGGTGCAGACGACCGTGACTGGGTCGGTTGTGGCATCAATGGCGGTGTCGAGGGACGCCCAGAGATCGGTGGCGAGTTCGTCCACGTAGTAGAGCGCCAGGGTGATCTCGTGCGCGCCGACGATATTGGCGTTGCCGGAGGCGTCCGGCTCTACCGTCATGTCGTCGATGGCGAAGGTTCCGTAGTCACCCAGGCGAGGAATGCCGTTCAGCACGCCGGGGACGCCCGTGTCGATGAGCACTTCCTCGGCGGGAGGCTCGGGCACAACATCGGCGGGCTTCGGACCGGCAACGAGGTCGTACATCGAGTCCGTCGTCGTGCGGCCTTGAATGCCGATCGAGTAGTCGCTGTTCAACCGCCAGCCGGTGACGCGGAACTCGCCCGTGCCGCCGGGCATGTCCGGATGGGTCATTGAGCACACCATGCCAGGTTCGGTGTTGAGTGCAAGGACCGTTGTGCGGAAACTGATCTGGCGCGCCTTCTTCCACTCCTCCGGCGTAATGCCGCCCAGTTCCTCGCGCAGGCGGACGGTGATGATCCGTGCGGCTTGGGACTTCGACGCCGTGCCGGAGAGATTCACCGTCGACTTCAGAAATAGCGGACCCGCGCCGCCGCCGATGAGCGTGGCGTAGTCGATGTCATAGAGCGAGATTGAGTTGGCGACGAACTCGAAGTCCTCGTCGGCAAAGTTGGCCGTCAGGTGGTTGAACGAGGGCTTCAGTGGAGCCAGTTGCAGACTGCGGAACAGGATGTTGCCCTCGGTGAAGGCCTCGACGGCTGACGAATTCACGCGGACGCCGAGTTTCAGCTTGCCGTTCGAGAAGGTGTAGTAGCCCAGGCAATTGATGAGGACTTCCTGGAGCCAGTCGCGGAGCGGCTTCTCTTCCTGGAGCACACCGCGGAACTTGAACTGCATCTCCGTGCCTGTGCCCACCAGCTTCGACACTTGCTCGTCGCAGATTGCCGCCGCCGCAATGGCCGCGTCGACATCGAACAGAGTCTCGGCGAGATCGAGTTGCTCGGTGGCGGCGCCCGCGCCCAGGCGAAGACCTCTGGAGCGCAGGAGCATGTTGATCGCGATCCAGATTGGGTTGGTCAGCGGCGGTCCGAAGACGCGCACGCCGGGCGAGGTCCACACCCAGCCGCTCAGCCCTTGGGCGACGACGGCTTCCATAGCGTGCTCACTTAAGCGCGATAGTTGCAATCCCTTTGCGTCCGAGCGCCGGATCATGAGGAACGCCGTGCCGGCCGCGCGCTCTGGGCCAGCGTCAGTGTCCATACCGAAGGTTGTTGGATTGGGATCGGGCCCCAGGCTGGTCATCAGTCCGAGCGAACCAGGGTAGCCGTGATGATACTGCCCGTCGAGCTTGTGGCCCGTGCCGTAGGCGCCCAGTGGCCCTTCGCCGACGATGCCCACGGCGGCGTAGAAGTCGCTCTCGTCGCGGCCCGAGGCGATCTTGGCATTCACGGGGATTGGCGAATCGGTGTAGATCTCGGGCAGGACCTGATCGTAGATCGAGTCGGCGACGAGCGAGACGGAGGTGAGGGTCGAGCGGCCGAAGCCCCAGACGCCGGTCGAGTTGTCCTTGATGCGCACGCCCTGCGGCTTGGCCATGATGCCGCCGTAGTAGTCATTCATGCCGTGGGCGCGGCAGCCGTTCGGCGTGTCGAAACCTTTGTCGCAGCGGGCGGGATCAGCCTCGGGAAAGTTGAACAGATCGAGCGCGCCTTGCGAGGCGAAGGGGCACGCCGTCGAGTTGAACGGCTTCCAGCAGGTGCGGGAGATTTTGCGCGTCGGGTAGGGCAGGTTGAGCTCGTAGAGGCCGTCGGCGGCGGTGACGCGGAACTCGGGGCCCGAGTCGCAGGTCCAGTTGACGATGTTGCCCTTCCAGAGGTCGAGCTTGATGCCTGCGCCAACGTGGAACAGGCTGAAGGCGATCTCGGCGCGGAAGAGATCGACGTCGTTGGCGAGATCGCGCATCACACGATCTGCGTTGCCGAAGGTGAACTGGGCCTCGTCGGACTCGTTGCCGATCGATTGCGAGATGCCATCGAACTCGACCAGGCGTGCCTGGTAGAGTTGGCCGCCGATCGTGCAGCGTTGGTCAGAGATATGAATCGCCGGGTAGCCGGGTTGGAGAGGCTGGATGCGAACGAGCGGGATGATCTCCTGGACCTGCGAAAGCAGCGCGGTCTGGAGCGCGGCGGGCGGGAAGCGGTTGACTATCTGGTTCAGCGGATACGACGGGCTGGTCTGGGGGATCTCGATGAGCGTGACGCCCAGCGAGCACGCCCAGTCGGCGACCATCTCCCAGGAGAGCGGCTCATTAGCGAAGCGGCAGATGACGGGCGTGGTCCCGATCCCGTTTTCGTTGGGTGCGTTGTAAGTGAAAGCACCGTACGGCCCGTACTTCGACTCCCAGAAATTGCGCAGGGCGATGCGATCTGCGTCGCGCAGCCAATGCTTGCGGATGGTGAAGTGCCGTGCGCCGGTGCCGAGGAGGAAGCGCTGCTCCACCTTTGCATTGCCGCCGCCGAACTGGTGCACCACGACTTCATGGTCACGGCGCACCTCGAGCGGCCAGTCCGGCACGAGCGGAAACACGCCTGACGGCGTGATCTCCGGGACGGCGATGTTGCCGATGTAGTCAGGCAAGTTCGATCAGCTCCAGCGTCAGATCAGCGCGCGCGAGCGAAGTGATCTGTTCCCACGGACCGGAGAAGCGCACGATGTACCGGCCTGCGACAGCTTGGCCGGTCGGGTCGTCCGAGAACTTCGGGCTGGTTTCATAGGGGTCGTAGAAGTAGAAGGGCTCGGTGGGGCCCTTGCGGGCGTCATAGAAGCTGCGCAGTGCGACAAGCTGCGCCGGAGTCAGCCGCTTGGCGAGCCGCCAGCGCTTCCGGCTATTCGTCGCCTGGACGGACCGCTGTGATTCGCCGTTGCGGTACTCGTTGTCCAGAGCCGGGTACTCACGCTCATGGACGAAGGCGCGCGAGAGGCTCGCCGGCAGCACGGTGAGGGGCGCGGCGTTCTGAACCGAGCCTGGCATCAGGCGGTCACCAGGTCGATCAGTCTCTGGTCAGGCCGCGCGCCGAGCCTGCCGGCCACAAAGCGCGCGTAACCCGCCGGGTCGTTGCCATCCGCCGAGGGCGCGTACACCCGGAACATCTCCTCCGCGGTCGGCGGCTTGCCCTGCGTGTACTTCCCATCGAGGTACTGCCCGACCAGCACGCGCAGGATGCGCCAGCCCTCCTCAAGGGCACGGCGGCTCATTTCTTCCCGCGAGAGTCCCGGGAAGCGCTCAGACGCCCACGCGACGAAGTCCACGTAACCGCGATGGGTGGGATACGGTCGGCCGCGTGCGTCGCGCCACTGACGGATGTTGCCGGGGTTCGCGTTCCTCTGGGCAAGCGTTGGCTTCGCGGAAGTGACGTAGAAGCCCTCCATCTCTGCGATGGCCCTCGCGATCTTTTCGATGAGTTCTGCTCGCGTCATGACAGGATCAACCCAGGACTCAGTTGCAGCCCGGTCATCTCGCGGCGGCCAGCGCTAGCCTTGGTCGCGGTCATTGCAGCTGATTGCACCGCTCGCGGATTCTCGACCACCACGCGGACCGTTTCCTTCTCAAAGAACTCCTTCGCGCCGGGCACGGTGATGTTGATCACTGTTGGCCCCGCCGCGGACGACGGCGCGCCGCCGCCAATCCGGTCGAGCGACAGCCCACCCGAGTTCGTCTGAAACAGCCCGCCGCCTTGCTGAAGGAGAGACACCGGGCGTACGGTGGCCGGGAGTCCGGAAGTACTCTGGCCGGTCGACAGCGCGTACAACTCGACTAGGTCGCGGATCTGCTGGCTGCGGATGGCCGCCTCCAGATTGCCGCCAAAACCTTGTTTGGCGATGTCGACGATCTGCTTCAGGACGCTGTTGTCGCGGATGTCGACGCCGTAGGTGGCCTTGATCTTCTCGCGGGCCTTCTCTTGCGCGCCTTTGACGAACAGCCGCACCAGTCCGGCGACCGAGCCGATTCCGGCCCCGATCGCCGCGCCGAGATGCCCGCCATACTTGAAGCCGATCATCGCGCCGCCGGCGGTGGTCATGGCGAGACCGGAAACGCCGCCGCGCTGGAGGCCCATCAGGGCGAGCGTCGCGCCACCAAGCAGCGCGGCATTGGACCGGCCCAGAGCCGAGAGCTTCTGGCCCATGGTCGCCGCTTCCCAGGTCACGGCCTTGCCAGGGGCGTACTGGACGCCGCCGCCGAAGCCGAGAAAATCCTTCCAGCCGCCGAGCAGGCCGCTCAAGCCGCCGCTGTTCGATGGGATGAATGGAGGCGTGCCCCACCCTCCAGCCGCGCCGCCGGGAATGGGGCCACCGCCGCCCTGTCCGAAGACCGGCGCCGCACCGATGCCGAGCAGTCCGCCAAGCCTGCCGAGCGCGCCGCTTCCGGAAGAACCTCCACCAGTCAACGACACTCGGGTGCCGGTGAATAACTGCATCAGCATCGCGGCCACGCGCGAGCTGACCACGTCCTTGATGGCGGTGAGCAGCGCTGTTTTGAGCGAGTTGCCGATGGCCGACCAGATAGACTGCGACTTGGTGAGCAGCGCGTCGAAGACTCCTTCGGCCTGGCGTTTGAAGGAGTCAAAGATCCGCTGGTTGTGGTCGCGCACCAACTGCGTCTGGCGGATTGCAGCAGTCTCTCGCGCGCCCTGGATCGCGGCGTCGGTGGCCTCCTGCTGGAACCGCCGGATCTCATCCCGTTGCGCAGTGAGTTCGGCGATCCGCGCCTGGATCTCGTCGGCCCGATAGCCGAGCCGCTTGAGTTGCGCCTCTTCCTCGATGGCCATTCGAGAGGTTTCGAGGTCAAACAGTCGCATGCGGATCTCGTGGACCCGCGTGAGGTACTCAACCTCGATCGCCGCCTTGCGCTGCTCGACAGCGACCTTCTGTTCCAAAGTCTGCGCGTTCGTGGCGTCGAGCGCACGCAGTTGGGCCTCGCGTGCAATCCCGGCCTGCGTCTCGTCAATGCCAAGGATCTGCTCCAGGTGATCGAGGTTTCGCTTCGCAATCTCCTCGTTGTAGGTCAGCCGCTGGCTAAACAGGTGGGACTCGATCTCCAGCCGCCGGCGCGCGGCTTCTTCCTCCGCGGCCAGATACTCATTGAGGTTCTTGCGGTTGGTCTCCTGGACTTCCTTTTGCCAGTTGGCCAGGCGCTCGCGCAGTTCGCCGATGACGTTCTCCCACGCCGCGCGCGTCAGCGCGATCCGCTGCTCGTTGCCGCGCTCGTCGACGAAGGTCGTCCACTTGCGAATCTGCTCCTGGACCTCGGCCACGTCCCGAGCGAAACCCGTCAGACTGCGCCGCCGCGATTCCTCCAGGGCCCGTGCGCTCTCCCGCTCCACTTCCAACTGGCGCTTCCGGATCTCGGCTGCTCGTTTCAGCGCTTCGAGGTCCGGCTCCGGCGACGTTTTGATGGTCAGCTTGGGCCCTTCATATTCGAATGGCTGCTCGCCAGGCAGCCACCTTCTGCCGCTGATGAGTTCGCGGATCTTTTCGTCGGTCATCCCCTGCTTGCGCAGGGCATCGACGCTCGTCCGCCCGCTGAAGAGATCCTCGCGCAGGGCCTTCCGCTGCATCTCGTCGAAGCGGGCCTGAAGCCGATCCTGGGTGTCCTTCCACTGCGAGTAGATGGCGAATCCCGCAGCGACGACGCCCACTGCGAGCAGAGCATAGGGGTTGATGCTGGCCAGTTGAAGCGCGGCGATGGACTTCGCGAGCGCCATGATCTTGTCGACCAGGGCATAAGCCGCCAGGATGCCCGACACCCACAGCGCGACCTCACCGAACTTCTGGAGCATCTCGGTATTCTCCCGCAGCCAGCCGACCAGACCTCGCAGGTTGCCAATCAGCGCCTTGAAGTCGTCCTGGAACTGAGATCCGATGTCTTCGCGGAGGTTGTTGAACTCACGCCGCAGCGCACCCAGTTGTCCTTCGACCGTCTGCGAGGCGGCCGCGTGTGCTCCCTGGATCTTGGCGCCTTCGCGGATCACCGCGTTGTAGCGGAGCTGCTTCTCCTCGGTCTCAGTTAGGGTGCGGCCGAGCTGAAGCTGGGCGATCTGAGCTTCCTTCTGGAAGTCGACGAACAAGCCCAAGGTGCGCAAGCCCCGCGAGGCGCCGGACTCGATGGCCATCACGATGGATTCCAGAGCCTCGCCGGCGGCGATGTTCTGGACCGCCGCTGCGTCTTTGGCGAGTTTCGCCAGACCCTGCGCCTTCGACAATTCCAGATCGGCCACGATCAGCCGCTGCACGGCGTGCGCCGCTTCGGTGTACTCGAAGCCGATCTCTTCGATCGCGGCGACTTGCCTGGCCGCAGCTGCCGCCCCCACGCCGTGCGCGTTGGCCAGCGCCTTGAGCGAAGCCTCGGCTTTGGCATTCTCGGCTGCCATCATGACGGAGCCGACCGTGAACTCCTTGGCCCAGGTGAGCGCGCTCTTGATCGCGTCGGCGAGCAGGTTACCCGCCGTGGCGCCCTTCACCATGGATGCGGTCATGCCATCGATTCCCTGCGCCGCGCCTCGGGCGGTCTTCACCGCCGACGCTTCCATGCTCGACAGACTCGCGTTGACGCTCTTGATGGACGCATTGGCCCTGTTGGTGTCGACTTCGACGACAAGCTCGAGCCTGTTATCGGCCATGTGCGTTCATCTGCTCGCGATCTAATGCGTCGCGTTCCTCTTCGAGCACCACCAACGCATGGAACTCATCTGCACGAATCTCATCGAGGCTGATGCGGATACCCAACTTCAGCGCTGCACGTAGGTCGATCGCGCGCCGGAGCAACAGTCCCGCCTCGGAGGATTGCGCCGCATCGAGTTTGTCGAGTGGGCAGTGATCACAGCGGCCGCCATCGTCGGGAGCGTCTGGGCAGAGGCCGGGGTCGCAGAGTTCCTCCCGGCGGAGCGCCCAGTGAATCAGGAATCGGAGGGAGGGTTTTTCAGGCCACTCCCCGGGCGTCAGTTTGGGTCGCTGGACTCCTGGAACGCGCCGTCCAGAGCGTCAATGGCGGCTTTCACCGCGACGGCCTGGTGAATGATCGGCACGTCGCCCGCGTAGCCCTCGGAGGATTCGAGCAGCTTCTTGAAGAGCGTGGCCGCAGGGGCGAGGTTGATAATCAGTTCCTGGCGGTTGTAGGGCAGATCGAGTACCCGCGCGAAGCCACGGCGGTATTCGAAGACGTCCTTGGCCGAAGGCATCTTGAGCAGGTGCGTCACTGTACCGCCCAGGACACGGAGGGTCACCCGGAAGGCGTCGCCGACTTGGGCCACATCATCCACATCCGCCTGGCTCAACTGCTCGATAATGCGGCTGGCCTCGAAGGCATCGACTTCCGGCGCATTCTCCTCAGGCACCCGGATCTTCGCGAGCAGGGCGGCGTCGGCTTCTGCCGAGTCGGGGATCGTCGTTTCCGACACGCCGCGCCCCAGTTGCTTCACGATGACCTTGCGCTTCTTCTGGCGGTCGATCCATTCCTCATCAGTCGGGAAGCGCACGCGGACCGTCTTCACGCCCTCGGGCGTGCGCAGGTGGATGGTGATGGGTTGCTTTGCGTCAAACATGAGAGTTCTCTCTACTGAGCGATTCCGTCCACATTGCATTTGGCCACCGCCGAGACGATGCCGTTGGTTTCGTCCCACATCGGCAGGCATTCGACCGACACGGTGACGATGCCGTCCGTCTCACCGACCTCGGCCGAGGCGAAAGAGACCCTGTGCCAGGTGATTTCGAGCGAGTTGTTCGCGTCGTAGGTGAGCGCCAGCACCGCCGTGCCCGTGGACTGGCTCTTGAGCTTCGTGAGTTCCGTCGAGCCATTCTCGAAGCGGGCGACGAATCGCAGCGTTCCTTGGCGGTTGCCGAACTCGAGGCGGCCGCGGATCGCCCCACTTGCGCCATCGCCAGGCGTCTGGAAGCCCGAGCCGGGATAGAAACCGCCATCGAGCCGGACGTTGTTCTTCCAGGAGGTCTCGAGCGAGACGATGTTCTTGTTCGAGACGTAGTTGACGCCGTTAATCGAGAGCGCAAGGGACGCCGACGGCAGGAGCTTTTCAATCGTCGCCGCCGGCATGGTAATGCCCGAGGGCTCAGTGGTCTTGCCCGAGCCCACGAACTCGACCGTGATCTTCGAGTTCGCCCGGCCCGGCCCCGAGCCGATCGAGATGGTCCAGCCTTCGACCACGCAGCCCACCGCCATCCGGTCGACGACGACGCCCGCGCCCGGGCGGATCTGCTCGACGAAAGAGAAGTAGGGTAACTCAGCAGCATCGCCCGAGGCCGGGAATAGCGGCGTGCAGGTGTAGGTGAAGTTCGGCGTCGTGCCCGACTTCACGACCTTCCCCAGGCCGAACGCCATTGCCCAGGCGCCGATCTCCGCGCCGAGATATTTCTCGAGCGTCCCGTTGACGTCCCAGGACGTCTGGAAGGACTGCGTCGGAAACTCGTGGCCCTTGCCGAACTCCTCGGCGTCGTTTTCGGTGTTGAGTTTCGGGTTGGCGAGCGCGGCGTTCAGCTTCCGCAACTGCCACATCTGCACGCCGGTGTTAGGCGTAGCGATGTCGGCCTGCTTCTGCTTACCGAAGCAGATCTGGATTTCCTGCATCCGAGCGACGGACATCAGGCGTTACCTCCTCTTCCGTGACTTGCCGCCAGCCAGCCACCATGAGCGGCACGATCTTTGCCGGCGTGGCTTCCACTTCCTGCACCTCGCCGTCGGGCGAGCGCATCAACACGGTTTCAGTCATCACCCATCTCCACAAAGCTGAGCGGCATTTCAAAGTAGTCGAGCCCTTCGGCGTCGGTCTGTCGCTGAATGAGCGGCAGGTCCATCGGGTGGCACGATGGATGGACCGTAGCGTTGAGCATCGGCACACCCGCCGACGTCGGAACGCCCTTCGTGATGAGCCAGAACAGCCGGTAGTAGGCGGTGGGCGGGTCGCCGTCAAAGGCCTCGCGCGCCCGCAGGTAAAGCGTGACCTGGTGCTTCCAGACGTCGACGCTGCCGAAACTGCCCGGCGTCGTCCCCTGCCAGGCCACCATGATCCCCGGCGCGGGCATGTCGTGAATCGCGGCCGCGAGGCTCGCTCGTTTTGGGTACTGGTCGTGGTAAGCGAAGATCCGCTGCTCATCGCCGCTCATCTCCGCAACCAGTTCGGGGATGTCGCGTAGCAGCGTGACGAGGTTGTTAACGAGTTCCGCCGGGTCGATCATCGCTGCTTTCCTCCCAGGACTCGCTCGACGATCAGACGGGGCTTCATGGCGTCCAACATCTTCCGCGCGGCCTCAACTACCGCCGCCTTATTCTTCGGCGAGAACACCATCCACGCCTCGCGCTTCTGGTTGGCCCAGGCCTTGATCCGGTCCTTGCGGGTCGAAACGTTCGCCTTAGCGCGGTTCTCGCTCACCGTGCGGACCTGGAAGTTGCGCAGCAGATCGCCCGAGAAGGTCAGGTTGCGGCTGTTGCCCTTGCCCTTCCGGGTCTTGAAGATCGCGTAGCGCTTGGTGAGCGGCTTGGCTGCCGAGTCCTCCGGGCCTTGCGCCGCGGCGAGCCGCGCCTTCACCGCCGCGACGCCCGCCGCGCCGAGCTCATACATTTGGCGCTGGCGGAAGTTGAGCAGATCGAGCCGCAGTTGCTTCTTCTGGTAGACGCGGACGCTCGGCATGAATCGCCTCAGAGAACTTGTGCGCAATTGCCCATAAGTCGCCAACATCCGCCAGATCTGGCGGAAGTCCGACTTCCGGAAGATTTTCCGGAAGTCAGTTGGCTTTGCGTAGCCGAAGCACGGCGGCGCCCTCGGCGTCGGCCTCGATATCGAAGACCTTGTAGCGGACGCCTTCGATCTCGACCTCGTCCCCGCGCACGGGCGCCGCAGGCAGGTCCGCGAGCCGCACGAACAGCACCGCATAGACTCCGGGCGAGGCGTCTTCGGCTTCCCGCGCCGGCTGAAACACTGCACGGACCGTCGCCGCGCCGCCCGCCTCGGGCAAGTAGACGACCTCGCGGCCGAACGTTTGGACGACGGCCGCGTTCAGGTCGCTCACCGCCTGTTCCCACACGCTCATGGTCAGGACTTCGTTCCCTTGACCAGCACCTCGGGCCGCAGGCAGATGGGCAGCGGATTCTGCTGCGTGTGCAGGTCCGTGCCCCGCCCGAACTTCCGCGGTTCCTGCTTGGCGTAGAGCGGCAGGCCGAGGGTGTTCGCCGTCTCGTTGAAGTCGGCCGGCGCGAAGAACGTCCGGAAGGTGTTCGCGGTGCCGAGCGGGAAAAAGTGCGCCTCGTCGTCGGCGATGAACTTCCGCACGGCTCCCGAGGCGTCGGTCGCCTGACCGCGGTACTCCTCGAACGTCACGCCGCCGAAGGTGAACCCCGAGCGGTAGTCGTTGCCGAGCTGCTGGTTGCGCTGGTAATACTGAAAGGCCTCTTTCACCTTCGCATGCGTCGTGAAGGCGTCGTAGAAGCCCTGCGAGCACAGGCACAGGATGCCCGTCATGAACTCGCCCTTGAGGTTGTCCTCGATGTGGCGCTTCACTTCGAGCACCTTGAGCAGCACTTCGGTCGAAGCCGTGCCGAGGGCGAAGTTCACGGTCTTCGGCGTGATGTCGAACTCGGTGTAAAGGTTGTAGAGCACCGAGCCGTCGGCGTCGAGGATCACGCCCTTGAGCGCGCCCATGCGCAGGTGCTCGAGCGTGATCGAGTGCTTGTTGCGCATGTTCTGAAGCTTCAGGGCGAGCAAGTCGGCGAGCGCCTCGGTTTCGGACTCCGAGCCGAAGGCGCGGATGCCCTGGACCTCTTCGGGCAGCACGGCGTCGTCGTGCGGGATGTGCGGGATGACGAACGAGCGCACCTTCCGTTTGCCCTGGGTGCCCACGGTGCCGGGCGCGCCGACGGGCTGCGTGGGCAGCAGGTTCAGCACGCCGCTCATCTCCTCGATGATGATAGTGCGGGTGCGGACACCGGTGGCGGGCATCAGGTTCAACTGCTCCAGGCGCCCGTAGGTGTTGGGGATCTTGTTGATGGCCGCCGTCAGGGCGACCATGTTGAACGCATCGGTGGCGAATGGATTGAGCATCGGCATGGGTTACGCTCCTTCCCGGACGAGAATGCCCAGGGCTTCGAGTTGACTGATGGCGGCGGTCTTTTGCGGGCCGGTGATCGAGCCGGGCCAGACGAGACCTTTGTCCGAGCAGATGGCGTGGCGCGCGACGATGACGCCCGGCTTGTCGGCAGCGCTTGCGTCAACGGCGTTCAGGAGCACGCCGGCGGCCGTTTCAGAGCCGTCTGTCGCGCCCGGCGCAAGCTGCGTCACCTTGCCGCTTGCGGTGATAATGCCCACCACCGTGCCGGTCGCCAGGTTCTGGCCGCTCGCGACGGTGACCTCGTCGCGGCTGTAGAGGTTGTCCTCTTCGAATTTGAGCCAGTCGCCGAGGTAGTTCGATTCGGATTGAACGGGCATGGGTTACTTCGCTCCTTTCCCTCCGGCCAAGGCCAGGCAGGCCTTGACGACCGGATTCTCATCGAGGTTCTGCACGGGCCTGGTGCTGGCTTCCGGCAGCACATGGGACCGGATCTCATCCCTGTCAGCCTCGGCCCGCAGCTCGAGCAGTTCTTTGCGGACCTCGGCCGCCGACAGATGCCGGCTGATGAAATCACCGGCCAACGAGGGCCGGCCGGCGATCGAGCACAGCACGACGATCTCGGCGGCCTCGGCGTAGCCCTGCTCGCGGGCCTGCGCCTCAATGGCGGCGAGATCAAGAACGGGCGGACTCGCGGCCGCCTGGGTTGCTTCAGACACAGTTGTGCCTCCTTTTGTGAACTTTGGTTTTGACAACGACTCGGTCATCGCGGCCAGGGCGTCGCGGAACGCGCCCACGCGGTCGGCGAAACCCTGGGCGACGCTATCCTCGCCGTAATAGATGCCGGCTTCGGTCGAGCGTACGGCCGCGGCGCTCAGGCCACGGCGGCGCGCTACGGTATCGACAAACATGCCGTAGAGCCGGTCGACCTCGGCCACGAGCACCGAGCGGGCGCCATCGGAGAGCGGCTCGTGCGGGTTGAAATCGTTCTTGCGGGCCCCGGCGAAGATCGTCGTGTAGCGGAGACCGTTGGCGGCATCCCAGCCGCTCTGATCGAGATGCATGGCGATGATGCCTACCGAGCCGACGCCGCCCGTGCGCGTGACCCAGATGCGGTCCGTGGCCGAGGCGAGCAGGTAGCCGGCGCTCAGCGCCCAGTCGTCGACCGATGCCCAGACGGGTTTCAGCCGCGCAGCTTCCTCAATGAGGCTCGCCACGTCCCACGCGCCATTGGCCTCTCCGCCGTAGCTGTCCAGGCGCAAGAGGATCCCTCGCACCTGCGGATCGGTGGCGGCGTCGAGAATCTCGTTGCCCAACTGCTCATACGAGGTCAGTCCCGACTGCGCGTCCATGCCCGAGGCGCGGTTCACGAGGCTGCCCGAGACTTCGATAACGGCGACTCCGGCATCGGTGACGGCGTAAGGCTTCCGCGACCGCTGCTCGGTGAGCAAGGCCGCCTCCACGGCGGGCGGCTTCAGGCCGAGGCGCGGTGCCAGCACGGCCAGGATCGCCGCGAGTTTCTTCGAATCGATCATCAGCGGAGTGTTGAACACGCGCGAAGCGATGTGCGGGAGATGCGTCATGGGATTTCCGTTGCCGGTTCCTTTTCGATCACGCGCTGCCCGTTGCTTGTGGTCTTGCGGGGATCGGAGTCGTAGACGTTGCCGTATGAGTCGGCCCGCGCGTTGTCGGCGGCGGCCTGCCGGTCGACGTCCTCCTCGTCGTAACCCATCTCGTTGATGACGGCGCTGCGCGGCTTGAAGCCCGCCCGCACGGCTGTGACCTCGGCGTTCATGTCCTTGAGCGGATCGACCCAGGCCCACGACGGCGGCCGCCATTCGACATCGAGGTAGGCCTCCGGGCGGCGGGCGTAGTCGCGGGCATCGATCGCGCCGCTGAGAGCCGCCGCCTCGATCCAGGCCCGCCACACCGGGCGGCAGAACTGAAACACCATCACCTGGTGCTGGAACTGCTCGCAGCGGCGGCGGAACTCGAGCAATCCGGCGCGGATCGAGGAGTAGTTCACGCGCTCGAGGTCCCCTGTGAGCTGCTCGTAGGTGATGCCTAGGCCCGCGGCGATCGCTCGCAATTGCACGCGCATGAACTCCGTGTACATGCCGCCGACGTCGCCCGGCTCGGTGAACTTCACATCCTCGCCGGGCAGCAGCTTCACCATCGAGCCCGGCTCGATGCCGGCCAGCGGCGCGCCGCTTGCGTCCGTCTCGCCCTCGCCGGGCTTCGCGCCGATCACCGGGTCCTCGGGGTTGTTCTCGGTGATGAACGCCGCAAACATTGCCGCCAGCTTCTTGCGGACCAGCTCGGCGTCGTCGTACTGGTCGAGCTCGTGGAGCTTCACGAGCACCTGCGTGAGCCACGGCTGCCCGCGATGCTGACCGGGACGGAGAGGTTTGTAGATGTGCAGCACCGACTCCGCCGGCACACGCGTCGTCTCTCCGGCGTTGAAGAACGTGAGCTTCTCGCCCGGGTGTTCGCGGTAGAGGTGGTAGGCCACGCGGCGGCCAAGCTTGTCGAACTCGATTCCGGCGCGGATCGCGTTTCCGTTGGGCAGGTTCTCGTTCTTCGCCGCGGGCAGGTGCTCGGCTTCGAGCAGTTGAAGCTGAAGCGGCACCGTCAACCCGTCCTCGGGCCGGCGGTCACGCAACCGTACCAGGCACTCGCCGCCTTCGATCGTCGAGCGGCACACCAGCGCCTGGAGCCCGTAGAAGTCGGTCAGTCCAGCTACGTCGGCCTCGTCGGTCCAGCGGAGCCAGAGTTCCTGAAGCCGCCGCTTCACGGCCGGGTCCGGATGTTTCGATTGCGGCTTGATGCCTGTGCCGACGGCGTTGCCGACGAAACTCTCCACCGCGTTGCTGGCCCACGAGTTGCGCCGGACCATGTCGCGCGAGCGCGCGCGCAGGGCGTCGCCACCGCCGGCCACCAACGCGTTGATCCCTTCATTTGAAGGATTCCACCCCTGCGTGCGGCGCGTGTTCGCGGCGGCCTCGTAACCTGAAAGCGCCCGAAGCGGCGCCCCGAACGCCGCCCGCACGAGATTCCGCCAGTAGCCCATCAGAAACCCTTGCTCGTGTAGGTCCGGATCACGCGCGAGCGCGGCCGAACCGGATCCGCCGCCGCCATGGCGGCTTTCACTTCGGCGATCGCTTTCTTCAGTTCGTCTACGCTGCGGTACTCGAGGCTGCGGCCTTCAAACGTCACACGCAGCGTGCCGCTGGCCAGAGCCGCCTCGAGCGCTTCGAGTTGAGCTTGCGAGTAGGCCATGGATCAACGCGTCATCGCTTCATCCAGTTCGAGGTCACTGTCCGGCGGCGCACCGGGCGTGGCTGATGCGGCGCCGCCAGCTCCGGTTGTGTGACAGGCGCGGGCAAAAGGGTTTCGAGTTCCCGCCAGTGCTTCTCGGTGAAACGGTCGATGCCGTAGATCGACGCCGCCGCACGCGCATAGACCCGGCAGTCCAGCGCCTCATTGCGCCGGTTGGGGGCGACGACCCAGTGGCCTTTGACCAGGCTCTCCGCGGTCAACTGCCGGAAGTAGTCTTCCTCGTAGCGCGGGAAGTGGCAGTAGCCCGCCGGAAACGGCTCCCCGCTTTCTTCGGTCGGAGGCGCGAGGCGCAGTCGGCTGTAGAGTTCCGACTTCGCCACCGGCGTTCCGAGCGTCCACAGCCGTGTGCCGCGCCGCCTGCTCGAGTCCACTGGCGAGGCGCCCAAAATCAGCCGGTCCGTCCGCGCCGTGCCCTTCACCGCCACGGCCGTTCTCGGATGCGCCGCGCGCGCGCCGGCCGGTCCCCAGGAGGCCTGTGGATGCTGGCGCACCCAGTCATAGGTGATGCGCGGGTTGAAGCCCGAGTCGACGCAGAGCACGCGAATCGGCAGCCGGACGCCGCTCGCGTGAGGAAACTCCTCGTCGAGCAGCGCGTCGAGCTGCCGCCAGACATCGGCCCGCGCCGTGTCGCCCATGAGCACCCGGTAGTCGACCGACCAGGACTCCTTGCCGCGGCCCCAGGCCACCACTTCGACCTCGATCCGGTCCCGTTGCACGTCGGCCCCGGCGGTGAGAAACAGCCCGCCCCGCGGAACCGTGCCGATCGGATAATCCTCGCGCCGGTCATACAGCGGCTGCCAGTCGGGCGCATCGCCGCGTTCCTGCCAGGATTCCCCGAGCACGAGATTCACGAACGACTTCAGCCGCTCGACGTCGCCCTGCGCCTTCTCCCAGTCCTCGGCGGCGCGCTCCCACGAGTACCAGCCGACCGGGCTGTACAGGCTCGACAGGTGATAGCCGCGCGTGCGGCCGTCGCCGGCGGCCTCGGGCCGCCACTCGCCGCGCGCGAGCATCGTGTTCTTCTGATGGTTGAAGATCGGCTGCTCACACGCGATGCAGTGATAGGCCGCCTTACGCGGCTCGCCCTTGGGCCAGCGGAGCCGCTCGAATTTGAGCGTCTGGAACTCGCCGCAATGCGGGCAGGGCACCCAGTAGTGCCGCTGGTCGCTTTCGGCGAACGCCGCCTCGATTCGGCTCAGGCCCGTAATGAGCGGCGTCGAGCACATGAAGACCTTGCGGCGCGAGAATGTCCGCGTCCGCGCGAAGGCCAGGTTGATCGGATCGCCCTCGCCGTCGACGTCGCCCGGATAGGCGTCGATCTCGTCGAGGAACAGATACCGCACCGCCATCGAGCGCAGCCCCACGGCGCTGTTGGCGCCGGTCATGACGAGCACGCCGCCAGGAAACTCCTTCGAGAGAACCGTATTGCCCGAGTCGCGCGAGCGCGGGCTCTTCACCAACTCGCGGAGGACGTCACTCTCTTCGATTAGCGGATCGATGCGCTGCTTCGAGTTCCGCTTGGCCAACTCGACCGTGGGCTGCACCACCATCATCGGCCCGGGCGACTTGTGGATCACGTAGCCGACCCAGTTGTTGCCGGCTTCTGTGTTGTGAGTCGGGATCATGGACCGACCAGCCAAAAACAGATGGCTCGGCGAATCGACCGCAATACAGCGAACCGGAACAGACGGAATCGGTCTAATGTCCACCACGCGGCGGCGTTCGGTTTCCGTACAGCGTCGGCCATCACGCGAAGTCAGGCGCGCCAATTTGCGGCGTAAGCGGAAGACGGGCAGGTCATCGTAGACCATGAAGGAGATCCGCCAACCGTCCCGCACCCTACAGGGCCGGCCGAGGATAAGGCGCTCATGCCCCTCCCGGTTGTAGATGGTCGCCTTGATCCCGAGGGTCATCAGAAGTTCATAAACGCCGTCCCGGAGTTTAGGGCTATGAGTCGTAAACTCACAGCGCCCGGCCTTGGTGATGTGACCGTCTGAGTCCATCAACCCCTGTAGCAGTGCCAATCGTTGCGGGAAACTGGCCCGCAAATAGCACGGCGGGATATGTTTGTTCCGTACGACCCCAAGATCCCGGAGGGCGCCCATGAAGTAGGTCTCGCCATCCGCGACCGCCACGGGGCCGAAAGATCCGTCCTCCTCGCGCAGCCGCCTGCGGCCGCCGTCGATCAGGATGTTCGCAGCTTTGCCTTTGCGCCACCAGGGCAGCCGGAATTCAACCTTCACGCCACACGTGCTGAGCAACCCCGCGACCTCGTAATCGTCCTCATGAACCGTGATGTGGTTCATGCCTGCACTCCCGTTGCCCAACCAGTAGCCCAGCAGGTACGGATCAACTGGCAAGTCCACCTGCGGAAGCATGAGCGGGCCAGCCACATCGATGGCATATCGGTTCGCCTTTCCCCCGCGTGCTTTGTGCCGCAGGAACATCACTGCGGTCGTGGTTCGGATCAGCCTCCGCTTCCGGCGGCCGAGATCGTCCCAGACGACCCAGGGATGGTTGCCGTCAGCGATGATCGTCGAGCCATCGGAAAACGTGATCTGGTAACACTCCTGGTTCACGAGCACCGGTGAGACGTTGAGCACTCGACACGGGAAGCCGTTCTCGTCGAACACCTGGTCCCCGGGCTGGATCGTGCCCATGGTCGTCCAACCCTGCACAGTGGGTACTGGAGTGTCGAGACTGAGCGGGCCTCCGATCTGACTGCCCTTCATGAACACGACGCGTTCGACCGGAGACGACGGCGACAGCGCGTCCATGATCTCGCGCAAATACGGCGTGCGGTCCGTGCGCCACGGGCCCGGCTCGGCCGCGGCTTTGCCGGACAGCTTCCGGTAACGGTCGGCCCACTCGGAGACCGTCAGCACGGGGTCCGGCCGGAGCCCGGCGCGGAAGGCGTCGCTGTAAACATCAGCCGCTGTGGGCATCCGCCAGTTCCTCCAGCGCCTTGCGGATCTCGGCGCTCAACAGGTGATGGACCCGGTCGGCGTCCGTCTCCGCGGCGAGCGTCGCCGCCAGGCGGTCGGGGATGTTCAGCAGGTTGTCCCGGACCGTGCGCCCGTTGGTGAAGGCCGCCACCTGCACCTCGTCGCGGCTTACGAGCTTCGCCGTGCGCTCCTCGAACTCGATCTTGGCGAGCCGCGCCAGGTAGCTTTCCCGGATCGCCCGCGCGCGGAAGTAATCCAGGCTCCCGCCGGGCGCCTCGGCCGGCGGCGGCTGCGTGGGCGGAACGATTTTCGCCCGCCGCTGCCCGGGCCGCGTCTTCGCCGTCCATTCGGCGTCGGCGCGTTCGCTATCGATCAGGCCGTCGGAGTTGGGGCTAATGCGCCCGGAATGGATCGCCTTTTGCACAGCCGCCAGGCTCACGCCGCGATGCTTGGCGTAGGCGCGCAGGCTCATGAGCGGCATGGAACTTTCTCGCGATTCGATGGCGGAATTCGCTTGCTTCTCCGTGGAAGGGAAGCGATGAATGGAGTCGCGATGAGGAACACCCAAACGCAATCGACCACGCAACAGACCGCCGCCCGCCTGTACGCCGAGCGGTACGCCGAAGCCCAGGATCTGCTCGCCCGCATCGCCATGCGGCTCGAAGAGCACAAGGCTCGCCAGGCCGCCGTGCCCGCCGACTGGGGCTACTCGGGCGACCTCGGCCGCATCACCGAGCAACTGGCCTGCGTACTGGCCGGCTTGGGCGATCGGAGCGTGGCCGGCGCCAGGGGCCTCGCGTACTGACCCGCAAGGAGACAAACCATGAACGCGACACCCTACATCGAATGCTCGCTGTGTGACGAGGCCAAGCCGATCCACCGCGAGCTTGTGCTGACCAACCGCGAGGGACTGCTCCTCGACAAGGTCCAGTTTTGCCGCGGCTGCTGGAACGACATCCGGCAGTCGGTCGAGGACGCCAGCGGCCTCGTCGACCGCCGCCAGGAGGACTGACCACGATGGCCATCACGCGCGAAGAACTGATCGCCTGGGCCACGCGCAACGGCTGGAAGCTCGACCGCTGGGGCCACCTCAAGAAGGAGTTTCCCAACGGCACCCACCGCTTGAAACTCAGCAGGATTGCCGCCCGGCATGAGCTCGCGACCCCATTCGGGTGGGCGAGAGTCGCGAGCGGCTACTACAAGAACTTGCACCTAACCGCCGACGACAAGCTAGCCGGCATGAACCGATAGGAAAGGAACACTACCATGACGACGTTTGCGATCGACACCGACAACACCATCACCGCCTACACCGCCGGGGACGCAATCCCTGCGGAGCATGCGCGGTTCACCAGCGAGAAAGAGCTTGTTAAGCTCGCCGCCAACTGGCCCATCGACCGCCTGGTCGAGATTTGGAACAGCTTCGCCGGCGTACCGCCGTTTGGTGATCTCAAGCCGGTCAAGAAGTTCACCGACCGCAAAACGGCAGTGGTCCGCATCTGGAAGGCGGTCCAAGCCCTGACGCCCACCGCCGCGCCACAGGCAGCCCCTGCCGCGCCGAAGAAGGCCAAGGCTGCCGAGGAGACCAAGCCGAAAGGCGACGCCAAGGGGCCCAAAGGGGCGCGCGAAGGCAGCAAGAAGGCCAAGGTCCTTGAGCTGGTCCGCCAGCCGGGCGGCGCGACTCTCAAGCAGATCATGGCCGCCACCGACTGGCAGGCCCACAGCGTCCGCGGCTTCCTGTCCGGCGCACTCGGCAAGAAGATGGGCCTCGCGGTCGAGTCCCTCAAGACACCCGAGGGCGCGCGGGCGTACCGGATCGCGGCCAAGTAGCAACATCCGCTTCACCTTCCACCGCCAGCCTCAGTCGTTGGCGGTTTCTCTCTTCTGCCGTACGATCCTTTCAATCCGTTCCTCCAGCAAAGCCTCCCGCAGGTCGGCCTCGGCCCTCCGGAGGTACAGACCGTTCAGGCGCAAAATGATGCGGCTCTCGAGCTCGGCCAGTTCCTTGCGCACCTCGGCCAGCAGCGCCCGGTTCTGAAGGCTCACGTAGGCGGCGATCAGACCTGAAACCAATCCGATCGCTGGCACGATGGCCGTCAGGATCCTTTCATCCATTGCTCCCGCTCCCGCTGCAAGATCCGAAGTTCTTGCGCCCAGTCGTGCAGCGCCAGGCACAGCCCCGCGACATCCGGATGGCCGGCGCGCAGCAGCGCTTCTGCTTCGGCCATCTCCCGTTCGCAGCGGGCGATCTCACGCTCGATACTCAGCGTCGCCATTCTGCGACTGTTCCAGGTCTCGTCCGCTCGATGCAGTCACGCCTCCCTTCGGATCGGCCCAATCCCACTTACGGTGGCACGAGGTGCAGAGCCAATGAACCTCAAGCGGCCGATCGTAATTCTCGTGCGCGGCTTCGATGCGTCCCTGCCGTCCACACCACGAGCAGCGCTCAGGGCGCTGAAGTCGGCCGGTCTGGACGTGGTAGCGAACAATGCGCTGGGCAGTCTTTGCCTTTCGGTTGCACTGCATGGGCGGCCGACGGCCAACGACCTGCGCCAGGGCTTTGCAGGCATACGAGCAGTACACACGGGCAAGATGATCAACCGGACCAAACGTCCGCCCGCAATAACGGCAAGTCAAGAAGGTTTGCGGCCGGTAAGCTTTCCTGCACCGATCCGAACAGAGTTTTCGACTGGCTCTTCCTTCAAAGTCTGCCCCGCATATGACGCACTGACGCACCTCCACACCGTGGCAAGAACGGCAGCGGGACGACAGAGTGTTCGAGCGGACCCGATAGAACTGCTCGATCGGCAATTCTCGCCGGCATCGCTTGCACGTCTTTGTAACCGGGCCGGCGCAGACCAGCCCAAGAACTTGCGGACTTAGAGCAAGCATAGGTGTCAAATGCGAAGCGGGGAACGTTCGGAGCGTTACTGAGTCACAGAACTGCGATTCGCCCGGACTACTTCGAAGGGCTCCCCAGACGACTCGAGCACCGCCTTCTTCCCGGTATGAGATTCCCAGCGAGAAATCACGACATCACAATACGGTGGATCGATCTCCATCAGCCGCGCCTGGCGGCCGGTCTTTTCGCAAGCGATCAGTGTCGAGCCCGCCCCAGCGAACGGATCGAGCACCGTGTCCCGGCTCTTGCTCGAATTGCGGATGGCGCGCTCGACCAGCTCGACCGGTTTCATTGTCGGGTGCAGGTCGTTGGCGACGGGCTTCTTCACGAACCACACGTCGCCCTGGTCGCGGGCGCCGCACCAGTAGTGGTCCGTGCCCTCCTTCCATCCGTAGAGGATCGGCTCGTACTGCCGCTGGTAGTCGGATCGGCCCATGGTGAATGTGTTCTTGGCCCAGATGAGGAACGTGGACCAGTGGCCGCCCGCTTCAGTGAACGCCTTGTGCAGCGTGTGCAGCTCCGACGAGGACATGCAGATGTAGACCGCGCCCTTGGTGACGGCGAGGATGTTCGTGCAGGCGTCGCGCAGGAAGGGTTCAAACGCGGGGCCGAGGTTATCGTTGGCGATCCGGCGATGCTTTTTTCGGAGCTTGTCCTTCATCGTGGCGCCGTAGTTAACCCCGTAGGGAGGGTCTGTCCAGGTCATGTCGGCCAGCCCGCCCGCCAGCACCTTCTGGATGGCTTCCATCTGCGTCGAGTCGCCGCACAGCAGCCGATGATCGCCAAGCAGCCAAACATCGCCAGGGACCGTAACCGCCGTCTCGGGCGTCTCCGGGACCGCATCGTCCTCGGTGTTGCCGGCGATAGAGTCGTCCGGCTCCGCAAGCAAAGCCTCGATCTCGTCATCGGCGAAGCCCAGCAAGTCGAGGTTGAATTCATCCTCGCGGAGCGCCTCGAGTTCCACTCGCAGCATCTCCTCATCCCACCTGGCGTCTTGGGCAAGCCTGTTGTCGGCAATGACCAGCGCGCGGCGCTGCGCCTGGCTCAGGTGATCGAGCACGATCACCGGTGCTTCAGTCATCCCGAGCTTCCGCGCGGCCATCACGCGCGCGTGGCCGGCGATGATGACGCCATCGGCTCCGACGAGAACGGGGTTGACGAAGCCGAACTCGGCGATCGACGCTGCGATCTGCGCTACCTGCTCCTCGGTGTGCGTGCGCGGATTCCTCGCGTAGGGAATCAGCCGCTCCAGCGGCCAGCGCTCGATGTGGAGGTCCGGCTTCACTTCTTGGTATAGGGGGCCTCGGCCGGCGTGCCGTCGGGGTTGGCGAAATGGGCGATCACGGCCGTGAGACCCTGCACCGCCGACAACGAGACCATGGCCCAGAACTTGCCGCGCCCGGGCAGCAGGTCGATTGAAGCATTCAAGCCCTGCGCCACCAGCGCCAGCATCTGAATGGCGACATTCAAAGAGAACTTCATTTTCGTCAGCTCCTGGAATTGTTTGACGAGCAGCCGCAGCCGCCACCACAGCCGCAGTTCGCGGATCATGGGCAATGCCTGGTCGCGGAGGCGGGAATCGAACCCGCGGCCTGCGGATTATGAGTCCGCCGCGCTGCCACTGCGCCACTCCGCATCGGAATTCGAGCCGTGAAAAAGCGGGGCGGCCCGACACGGGGATGCCGAGCCGCCCCTTCCTTGCGCCCTTCAGGAGAAAGACTACTTGCCCTTGGCCAGCGCGTCGGCCACGGCGGCCGCGACCACCGCGCCGATGGCCTTGAGCGAGACGTCGTCGATCGCTACCGCCCGCGCCGTCAGCGTGTCGCCCGCACCGGCCTGGATGGGATTCCACTGGCCGTCGATGGCGATGTCGCCATGGCGCACGGCCTGCTTCGATACCAGGTTGGCCGTCTCGACGGCGTTCTGGAGCGCCTGCGAGGCGATCTGGTTCAGCCGCGTCTGCTCGGTGAGAGCCTGCCGCGCGGCCTGGATGTCCAGGTCCTGGTAGACGTCGTAGGTGCGCTTGATGTTGGCGAACGTCACGCGCTGGTTCTCGCTGTGCGCGGCCCCGGCGGCAGCGCTCGTGTTCTTGAACGATTCGTCCGTCCCGGTCTCGAACTCGCGTTCGGCCTGGTTCGACGTGGCTACTTCCGGCATGGTGATTCACTCCTTCACGTGTGGGATGGAAATGGTTCGCCCGTCACCGCATGGACGGGCGTGAGCTTCAAGGTTTCCTGCATGCGGCGCAGGATCACGTCGCAGTAAGCCGGGCTGATCTCGACGCCGAAGCCTGATCGCTCGAGCAGCCCGGCGGCGACGAGTGTGGTGCCGCTGCCCGCGAACGGATCGAAGATCACATCGCCGGCATCGGAGAAGGCTTTGATGAAGAACTCCGGGATCGCGCGCGGAAACGGCGCCGAGTGGTTCCCCTGCGAGGACTCGGTCTTGGCTTCGATCACGTTTGAGGGCCGCGCGAGGCCTCCGTGCCGGCCCTCGAGGTCGTTGGCGTTGCGTCGCGTGGTCTGCCAGGCGGCCTGGTTCTTGCCCTTGTCGGCCGCCGCGCCGCGCGGCCCCGTGCCGAGCAGCCCGCTGCCCGACGCGGACTTCGGATTGTCGGGCGAGTAATCGAAGCAGTCATCGGACCAGTGCGCTACCTCGCGCGGCCGGAACTTGATCTTGCGCTCGCGCGAGAAGTGATAAATCGGCTCCCAGGCGTTCTTGAAGCGGTTCGACCAGCCGCCCGGCACGCCGTCGTCGGTCTTGCGCCAGCAGAATTCGTCCACAAAGCGCCAGCCCCACTGCCGCTTGTGCGCGAGCACCAGGTCCATCACGTAGGTGTGCCGCTCGCCTTCGTCGGCGTGGGCTTTGATGTTGAGGAAGTAGGAGCCGTCAGGCGCGAGCACCGATTCGATCGCTGCGGCCACGTCCCGGAACCAGGCGACATACTTCTCGGGCGGCACGGGTTCGAAGCCGCTCGAAGGATCGTACTGCCGCTGCGTGGCGTAAGGCGGCGAGGTGATGACCACGTTCGCCTTCCGGCCCTCGAACAGCTCGGCGATGACGCTGCGATCGCGGCAGTCGCCGCAGATGAGGCGATGCGGCCCGATCAGCCACAGGTCGCCGGGCCGGGTGACCGCCTCCGCAGGCACTTCCGGCACGGAGTCCTCGGCGTCGTTGGACTCGGGCTCCGCGTCCCGTTCGAGCGACGCCAGGAAGTCGTCGATCTCTTTCTGATCGAACCCGGCCAGCGTCGCGTCGAATCCGGCATCCGCGAGTTGCTTCAGTTCGAGCGCCAGCAGTTCGGGGTCCCATCCCGCCAGCTCCGACAGCCGGTTGTCGGCGAGGAGGTAGGCCCGCCGCTGGTTTTCGTCCAAATGATCCAGGACGATGACCGGCACTTGAGCGAGCCCCAGTTTCTTCGCCGCCAGCAACCGCCCGTGCCCGGCCACGATGCCGTCGCGCGAGTCGACCAGAATCGGGTTACAGAAGCCGAACTCCGCAATCGAAGCCGCGATCTGCGTCACCTGCTCCTCGGAATGCGTCCTGGGGTTGCGCTGGTAGGGCGCAAGCCGCGCGAGGGGCCACAACTCGATGCGCTTCGCCATCGCCGGCGTCACGCGGTCAACTGGCATAGCTCGGCACCCAGGTCCAGTAGGCGACGATCAACCCCTCGCCCGCCGTGTTGGCGTCGAGGTAGTAGTCCGACGGCCGCAGGTCGCCAGCAGCGGACTCGAGCACCAACTCGTCGGCCACGCCGCCGCCCGCGCCCGTGGGCCAGAACTCCTTCACCACGCCGGCGCCCGTGGCTTTGTTCATCCCTTGCAGGCCGAGGAACACCCGCCCCGTCTCGCCGATGACGGCGGCGAAGCGGATCCGGTGGGCCCGGATCGAGGTGTCGGAGGTCACCCGGACGGGTGTTCCTGGCGTGGAGACCGCGATCCTTCCAAGCGATCGCGGCTGGAGGGAGGGAGAATCAGCCATGGTTTGCTGAAGGCCTCAACGGAGGCAGTGACAACCGACAACCGACCACCTTTTTTCCGTCGTGACGCAAGCGAAATCGTGCCACCCGACCACCGCCGCCGATGGGCGCCAGGAGGGACCCACGATTGCCTGGCATCTTCGGAATTTCCGAAGATGGCTCGTTCATCTTGACCGTGTCCATTCTGCCTGCCCGCTTTTCCTTGCCTCCCTCAGCACTCCTTCGACGCGGCCGCGGCTCGGAACGCCGGCCGCGATCTCTTGGCCCGCTTTGCCTGGCCGATCACGCCGCGCGCCTTGGCGATCCAGCGCGCGCTGACCTGCTTCTTGCGCTGCTTCATCGCACGACCAGGCAATCGGCCACCACCTGCAAGAAGATCGGCCGCACGTCGTCGGGCGCGTAGTTCGCGCCCCAACGCTCGCCTCCCAGCCGCTTCAAGTCCCAACAGAGGCCGTGCTCGAGGTGGTCCTTAAAGCTGTACCGCGTGCCCATGTACGCCGTGCGCCGGAGCGGCTCTTCGCCCGGGCGCATGACGAGAATGGCGCGGTTGATGTGGCCCTTGCGATGCCGCACGACGCGCGCGATGAGTCCCGCCGCTTGGAGCCGCTCGAGCGCGCGCTCGGTGACGTGATCATAAAGCCGGCCATCGGCACGGTAAACGGGAATCGCGGCGGTCATCGTCGCGGACAGACCTCTCGTGTGGAATCTGCGGGAAGGAGATTGGCGAGCGTCCCGGCGCTCGATCGAACTGATCTCTGGACTGCCCCACGCGACGTCCGCCCCGTGGTCTGCCTGGCGTGCTGGGCTTCCGTGTACTATATACCCGCCGCCAGTCCGGGTTGTCCTGCCGCGGCGAACTTTTTTCAGACACGCCGGATCCAGGGCTGTTCGACGTCCGGATTGTAGAAGTGCTGGCGCACGCCGCTGGCAAGAATGATCTCGATGGATTGCCGCGTGACTTCGCCGATCTGGTCGGTGGCCTTGAGCAGGTTCGCGAGCCCACACGCTTTTCCAAACAGCGCACGCGTTGTGCCGCCGGTCCCGTAAAGGCTCTGCTCGGTCCAGCCAAGCGAGAGAGCCTGATCGCGGATCGCATCCACCATGGCCACGGGGTCAAACGCGATATGTTCGGCGGCAGGCGCGGGGCGAACCGGCTTGTCCGGTTCCGCGACGGGAGGGGTGTAGTTGCGGGCGTCGAGATTGCGAACGGCCTCGCGCAGTCTTTCCTCGCCGAAATGGGCGACGGCCCACTCGTGCACGGCATTGAACTTCTCGCGCAGCTCGTCGAACGCGTCCGGGCTGAGCCGCCCCGCGCCGGCGGCGAGCTTCGCCAGGTTCATCCGCGAGCGGAGCCAGGCGTAGTATTCCGGATCCAGCCGCCGGTAGGCCGTATCGTTGATCTGGACGTCGCGGGCGAAGATTTCCGGCTGTCCGGTGGTCCAAGTGTCCAGCGCGGTCGAGACGAGCAGGGAGGTCCACGGCAAGACGTGGACCAGGTCCACGTCTCGGCCGGAAACATGGCCGCCAGAAGTCATTGAACTCGCAGGACTTGGCGGTTTAGGTCCACGGGGTCCACCGGGTCCATGGGGTTTCTCTCTTTTCCATACGCAAAATGCATTCACATTTCTGTCCCCTGGCATTGTGTGCGCATTTTTCTCAAGTAATTAACAGCAACAGACGTGGACCACGTGGACCTGACTGAGAAAGCCGTTTTGAATCAGTTGATTACGGCCTCGCACAGACGTGGACCTACACATGGACCACGTGGACCTCATGGACCTAAGCGCCGAAACCGCCATTCGCGGCGGTTGCCTTCTCGGGCCTTGTACTGCTTCCACCCGTTCGCCTTCAGGCACCTCGCCACCCGGTTGCGGTCCATCTGCGTCCACATGTCGGTCTTCTTCTCGATGCACTGCGCGAGGATCTCCGGGATCGACACCGACTCCCGGCCCTCGACCCACTTGAGAATCAGGTCATCCCATGGATCGCCCTCGTAGCGTTCGGCCTGTTCCTCGGCCGCCTCGCGGTTGAGCTCCACCGAGTCGAGCCACCACGGCTTGCCTTCGAAGTAAAGATAGGTCGCCTCGGCCCACAGTTGGTCCCGGATGATGGCCAGACCGTCCGTGTCGATCACCGCGGCCTTGCACTCGACCGGCCAGAAGCGGCGCCCGCCGGTTTCATCCCGCAGGTATGTGCCATGATTCACGCTGCCGGCGAAGACGCATTGGCGCGGAGAGGTAATGAGGCGCTTGCCGTACGGCGGCCGGAAGCGGTCGATGGCCCGGCTCATGAACGCTTTGATCCGGCCGATCTCGGAGCGCGACATCGAATCCAGTTCGGCGATCTCGATCACCCACACGCCCCGGGTCTGCAGTGCGGCGTCTTTGGAACCCAGGTCGGCGATCTCATCGGTGAACCACGGCTCGGCCAGGATGCGCAGGGCGGTCGATTTGCGGATACCCTGCTCGCCTTCGAGGATCAGGCAGCAGTCGGCTTTCGATCCCGGCTCGAATACGCGCGCCACGGCCGAGATCAGCCAGCGCGAGCCGACCGCCGCCGCATAGGGCGAGGGATCGACGCCGAGGTAGTCGACAAGCCACGATTCGATTCTGTGCGTGCCGTCCCAGGTGAGTTCCTTGAGGTAGGTCCGCACGGGATGGAACGCGCGCTCCCGGGCGACGGCTTCGATCGCCTGGCCCGTCACGTCGACCGGGACGAAGATGCCCTGATGATGGAGCCACTCGGTCGCCAGCACGTCGTGGTTCGGGGTCCATTCCTCATGCACATCCGCGCCGGACTTCATCCACGGAGCGGGCTTGCGCAGCACGGTGCAGTTCGAGAACTCGTTGTAGGCCAGCGCGCCCGACCATTCCTGTGCGCCACGCAACGCGGTGATGGCGTTGGCCAGCACGGGCTTGACCGTGCCGTTGAGGTTCAGCAAAAGATGGTTGCGCCACGACTCCGCGCCGGCATTGACGGCCCGCAAGGCTTGCGCGCCGCCACGCCTTCCCTTGCCACCACGTGCTCCGTCGATCCGGACGACCTTCATCTGTTGGCGCAACGCCGAGATGGGCAGCCGGGCTTTGCCGCATTTGTCCTGAATGAGCTTCAGGTAGCGCGGCTGCTCGATGGGATCGAGTTGATGGATCTCTGCCAAGATTGGATCGAGAATCTTCGCCAGGTCCTGAGCGTCTGGCTGCAACTTCGCGATCGCCATCTCGAGCGGCGTTTGCGCGGCCGCGAGGATCGCTTCGAAGTCGGCGGCGGTCTTGCCCGAGGCGAAGTATTCGTTGACGTCGATCTTGGCATCGGCGCGGAGGGTGTCAGCCTCCGGGCTCTCTTCTGGCAACTCGGCGAGCCTGGCGCGCGCGGCGATCTGCTTCTCGCCGAGCGGCAGGACCGCCACGCGCGTGGTAATCCCGTGCGCGGCCAGCCGTCGGGCCGTCTTCATCGCGCCGTGGAGCCCGGCTTCGGAAACTTCGTTGTCCTGGCAGATGTAGACGGTCTTCACGCCCGCCAGTTTCGAGATCAGCCGGTCCCAATCCGCCTCGCGGATCTGGACGGTGACGGGCGAGACGGCCGCAAAGCCATGCTCGATAAGCGAAATGCAATCGGTCACGCCTTCGGTGATGACGATGCGCTCGGGGCCCGTAAGCAGGACGTCCTCGTTGTAGAGCACGTCGTTGCGAATACAGGCCGCGACATGGCTGTGGTTGCGGTCGTTGCGAACGGCCAGCTTCTTGTATTTCGACTTCTCCCATTCGTGGTCGGGCGTCCACGGCGTGCGGCGGCCGATCAGGAAGACGACGTGGCCGCGGCTCCAGTACGGGAACACAATGCGTCGGTCGAAGAATGGCACGATGCCGTCCTGAGCCGTCGGCCGGAAGGCGGAAGTCGCGGTCAACTCGCGCGGCGTGAACCCGGCGGGCCCTTCCATGAGCAAGCGCGCGGCAGTGGGCGAGCCGTCCTCGGCGTAGCCGATCTTCAGCCGCTCGATCGTCTCCTCGCGGATGCCGTACTGGGCGCGGAACCACGAGTAGACTTCCGCATTGCTCACGAGCCGCTGGTGGTAGATTTCGGCCAACGCGGTCAGCGCTTCGCGCACGCGCAGCGTGAGGCGGTGCTCGGCTTCGGCTTCTTCCGGCGAACCCGAGGCAAGCTGAGCCAGCGGCGGCAAGCCCGAGCGGGCGGCCAGGAAGTCGCGTGCCAGGCGGTGCGACTCTGGCATCGGCCCTGACTGGCCGCGCGTCACCACGCCGAAGCGCACGAATTCGACCAGTTGCAGCACGTCCCCGCCCACGCCGCAGCCAAAGCAGTACCAGCCCTGCTTGTCGAGCATGACGTGGAGCGAGCGGTGCGACTGGCTCTTGTGATTCGGGCAATCGCAAAAGAGCGTGCGCGGCGACTCTTCGACGATGCGGCGGCCGAGCAGCTCGCGGGCGATCCCGCCAATGTCCAACTCGGTGATTTGGCGGTAGTAGGCATGGACATCGATCGAGGTGCTCATGCGCGCGCCTCCGGTTCGAGCAGGAAGGAGAGAAACGTGTTGCGACGGTCCACCTGCCGCTTGGCCGCGCAGTTCTCAATGCCCCAGCGATCGCCGAGCAGAATCACGGACTCCCGGGCGCGCGTCACCGCGGTGTAGAGAAGATTGCGGTGGTGCATGAAGGAGTGCGACTTGTGAGCGATGACGACGGCGCACGGAAATTCCGAGCCCTGAACCTTGTGGACCGAGCAGGCATAGGCAAGCTGAAGGCGGCTGGCAGCGTCTGATCCAGGCTCGAGTTCGACAACAGCGCCGTCGAACTCGACCGTAAGCGCGCCCTTCGCGGTGGCTTCGACGACGTAGCCCACGGCGCCGTTCATGACGCCCAGTTCGTAATCGTTGCGCGTCTGGATGACCTTGTCGCCGGCGTAGAAGATGGGCCGGTGTCCGGAAAGGACATCCGGCACGTCGAAGCCGCGCAGCTTCTTCTGCAAGAGATGCTGGAGCGCAAGGTTCAACTCGGCCGTGCCAAGCGGGCCCTTGTGCGTAGGTGTCAGCACCTGTACATCGCGCAGCAGATCGTAGCCGAGACGCTCGGCCAGAACTTCCTCGAAGAGCAAGAGCAACATCCGCCGCACGTCCTCGCGGTCGCTGAAGCGGTCGATGACGTACCAGGGCCGGCGGCCACCGGTCTGCACGTCCGTGGTGGGCCGCACCTCGCCCGCGAGGATGGCGGTCGAGTTCTCCTTGAGCACACCCGCCTGGCGGATGATCCGCGTGAGAACGGTGGTCGGAATCGCTCGCGACTTCACGAGGTCCCGGAGCAGATTCCCCGGCCCCACCGGCGGCAACTGATTGTGGTCGCCGACCAGGACCACGGCGGTCTTGGTCAGGTCGACCGCCTGAAACAGCCGCCAAGCGAGCGGTACGTCCACCATGCTGACCTCGTCGATCGCCAGAATGTCGGCCTCGATCGGATTCATGGCATCCCTCGCGTAGCTGTGACCGTTGAAGCCGAGCAGCCGGTGGATGGTGCTCGCCTCATGGCCCACGACCTCTTCGAGCCGCTTGGCCGCCTTGCCCGTAGGCGCCGCCAGCAAGACTTTCCGTTCCAGCCGTTCGGCGATGCTCACGATCGTCGACACGGCGTAGGTCTTGCCGCTGCCCGCGCCGCCGGTCATCAGCGAAATGGAAAATGTGAGCGCGTTCTCGACTGCTTTCCGTTGGTCGGGATTCAGCTCGCCGCCTTCGGCGTTGAGCAGCCCGTCGAGATCGCTCACTGCATGAGGGCTTGGCCGGCATGCTTCTTTGAAGACCGCCGCCAGCTCCGTTTCCATGCGGTGGATCTCGGGATCGGCCACGATGAGGCGCTCGAATGTCTGCAAGACCAGCACGCCCTCAGCGACCAGCGCTTCCAGATGCCGCTCGATTACCTCCCGGCTGTCGAGCGTGTCCATCACCAGCAGCGTGTTGGCGCGATCGAGCAGATCCTCGTACTCGACCCAGCAGTCGCCGTCATCGAGCGCACTGAGCACCGAGTAGTGAATCCCTGCGCGAATGCGCGAGGGCAGATCCTTGGGCGTGCCCATCTTGCGGGCGATCTTGTCCACGCGCTTGAAGCCGAAGCCCGGAATCTCCCGCATCAGCACATAGGGATCGTGCTCAAGAATCGCCACCACCTGGCTGCCGAACCTCCCGACGAGCGTGGTGACCTGGTGATGGGTCAGGCCGTAGGCGGCCAGGTGCGACATGGCATGGTTGAAATCGCGATTCGCGATCCAGATCCGGCGCAGTTCGCCGATGGTCTCGACCGGCGCCTTGGCCACAGCCGCCACCGATTCCGGCTCGCTGCAAAGGGCTTGCTCGAAATGACTGCCGAAACGATCCGCGATCAACCTCGCCTTGGCCGGGCCGATGCCCTTGATGTCTGGATGATTGGCGAGGAAGCGGGCAAGCCCCTCGGGATCGAGTTCCAGGTCGTGGCCCAGGAACTCGGCCTCGAACTGGCGCCCGTATTTGGGATGCGTTACCCAGCGGCCTTCGAGCCGCGCGGCGTCGTTCTCACGGACATAGACTTTGCCCGCGAACTTCACCTCGCCACCATCGGGCGTCACCAGGCGGCCCGCGCTGAAGGTGGGGCCCGAGTAAAAGACCGCGTCGACGATGCCGCGGATCGACTCGCGCTGATCCTTCATCGTCCCCACCTCTTCCACGCCGCCAGCAGAAAGGCCTGCGTGAAATGACACGCCGCCTGGCGGTTGCCGCAGAACACGACCGGCACGCCGTAGTCGAGCAGGATCGAGAGCGTCGAGCCCACGACCGCCGCCGGCCGGGCTTCGCCGCGATAACGCTTGGCGAGCACGTCGAGAAGCTCGGCCTCGACCACGACGCAGGCGGCGCGGTACTGGCTCAGTTTGCGCAGCTCCTCCCGGAAACGCCGCCGCCGGTGGATCACCGTCGAGACGAAGTCATCGAGCGTCTTGCGCTCCACGGCCACCTGGTCCTCGAGCCCGGCGATGGAGTAGTCCCCGGCCTTGAGCGCCCGCCGCACAGCGCCAGTCAGACGGGGATCGAACGCGTACGCCTCCTGTTCCCGTGAGTCGATGACGATGGTGGCCCGCGCCGCGTTAGAACGGCACAAGGGCGTCGTCGGCCTCCCGCCGGAACTTGGCTGCGCTCTGGCTCGTCTCGATGCGGCGGTTGAAGTAGATGTTCTCGCTGTCGCCCTTGGTGCGCTTGGTCACTTCGAGCTTCACGTCGAGCAGCCGGTCAAGGTGCTTCGGCAGGTCCGACAGCCGCTCGAGATCGAGCCCGCACAGGTGCAGGTCGGTCTTCACGTACTTGAGCGTGTTCTGCGTGATGACGCTGTTGCGCCACATCAGGCGGTTCGTGAACTTCGGCGCCAGAATCCGCAGCGTCCACTTGATCATCGGGTTGCCCGAGGACTGGGCCTCGGTCAGCTCGACCTTGTCGACCGTGACCTGATATTTGCCGTCGGGCACGCTCTCGAAATCGCCGCGCTCTTCGGGCTGTTCGGCCCGGAAATCGTCATCGAACTGCGAAAGATCAATCGAATGTCTGCTCATGCTGTTGTCTCCTGTTGATTGGTTACTTGGCCTGCTTGGGGCCCGCCTGCGGTTTCGGCGGCGCACCCGCCGCCGCCTGGAAGGCTTCGAGGAACTTGCGGTAGTCGAGGTCGATCGTCTCGGGCAGCCGACCGGTGCGGTCGCCGGCTTCGTAGTAGAGGCTCGGCTTGGTACGGATCACGCGCCGGATGATCTGCTCGCCTTCCGCGCCGGCCGACACATCGAGGTCGCAGTAAAGGACCATGTCGACCATACCGAGCACGATCTTGCGCGCCTTCTCGGGCAGCGTCGGCACGATGCGCGTGTACTTGCCGGTGCGCGTTTCGACCTCGATCTCCTTGGCGTGCGAGATCAGGTAGAGCCCGTAGGGCAGGAAAGCGAGTTTCGTCAGCACGCGCTGGAACTCGTTGTTGACGATCGAGTAGCCCTTGCCGTAGGCCAGGTCGGATTCGTGCTCGACCTTGTACTTCCGCAGGATGTACTCGGTGCAGAACTTATGGGCGTTGTCGACGGTGTCGACGATGATGGTCTTGAACGGGTGCTTGCCCTCGCTGATTTCGGCGCAGGCGGCCAGCAGATCCTCCCAGGAGAGGATGGGCACCTGGAAGACCTCGAGGGCGTTCAGGCCCGGCTCGGTGGCGAGAAAGACGGCGCCGTCGGCTTGAGAGCAGAAGGTCGAGTTGTGGACGACAAAGTCGTTGGCCACGAAATTGTGCGTCTCCTCAACCGTGAGGTCGAACACGGGCGCTACCCGCGAGGGGCGGACCGAGGTCACGCGGTCGAACAGGATGGAACCGATCCTGTCGAGCTGCGTTTCGGCGGACCTCACTTGGTAAAGGTTCTGCCGCACTGCCTCCGCCTTGACGGCTTTCTCTCCGTAAAAACCGATCTGGTCGATGAAACGGAGCACGTCGTCCTTGGCGGCGATGCAAAGCTCGGCGCCGTAGAGGCTGCCGTTCAAAAACCGGTCCCGGATCAGGGAGACGATCCCGTAGCGGGCCAGCAGGTGCTGGACCTGTTCAACCATGCGCACCGAGGTCGAACTGAAGCTGATGCGGCCCGACGCCTCCACCGAGCCGTCGCAGGTGAACAGCCGGTTCAGGAACAACTTCTGCTTGCTTCGCTTCAGGCCGAAGACGAAGTCGGGAATGGACTTTTCCCGGGACCGCAGCCCTTGCAGCCCCGTCTGCCGCAAGTGACCGATGACGTTGTTGCGGTGGCCGCGCTTGCCGCGGACGCGTACCTGGACAACCCCCTTCTGGTTGACGAATTCCACGCACTCATCGCCCTTGGCTTCGACAGCCGCCTCGAAGTCCATCCGCACGGCTGGATCGTTCTTGGTGAAGATGGCGCCCTTGCCGGCGAGACTGCCGTCGGCGATCAGATACGCCATGATCTTGACCAGTTCATCGTCGGTATCGCCATGACACGCCAGCGGCGGATATTCGGCTACGACGGCCACCCGGTCGCTCAGGTTCAACTCCGACAGCGGCTTCCAACCTTCCCGGGTCAAGAAGGGGTGGTTCGCGGTGGCCTCGATCCAACGGCCGGTTTGGGTTTTCAACAAGTACAGTTGAGCGGGCTCGTTTTCGACAAAGGCCGAGGGCGTGAGCGGTCTCAACTGGCCCGCCTCCCTCATGCTCAGCACCGGCCCGGATTGATTCCGGACGAGCGATTCCATCCTCATCAGGCGGCCATTGAGCGGGTTGGCCAGCAGAGAGTTGCCGCCGAGACACTTGCCGATCTTGGTTTGCCCGTAACACAGCACGGTCAGATCCGACAGGCTCGGCTTGGGTGGGGTTTTCGTCGTGGGAAGAATGGGCATCAGAGTCTCCTTGGGTTTCAGAAAGCGGGTTCGGACGAGCCGGCCGCGAGAACGCGCAGTTCCTCGTTGGGCTCGGCGCGCTGGTAGAAGTTCTCGATCACGTTGGGATTGCCGTTGGACCGGCACAGGGCGAAGTAGGGACAGGGCCGCTGGTAGTTGAAGCAGAACGAAGTGTTCTGGTAGAAGACCCCGCGGCGGCGCGCGTCGAGGAAGGCCTGCGTGAGCTCCCACAGCTCGGCGCGCAGCACGTCGAAGCGGTCGCGCGACAGATACAGCCGCTCGCGGTGGAACATCGCCGGATCCGCGTACTTCTCGGCCAACCGCCGCTGGAAATCTTCGTCGGACTCCGGCTCGCGCCGTCGCGCGGCCGTACGGCCCGTCTTCGACTTGGCAAGCAGCTCCGCGCGGCGGGCTTCGAACTCTTCCTCGGTCTCACCTCTGGACTGCTGGAGCCGTGCCTTGACGAGGACGTTGTAGAGAATCCCAGTGATGGGAATGCCCATCGTCTGCTCGACGTAGTGCGAGTAGAGCGTGATCTGAAAGTCGGTCCAGAGCTTCTCCAGGTAATCGCCGTCAACCTGGGCCGCGGTATTGTGGGTGATTACGTCGTCCACAACAAAACTGTGGATCTCTGGAACGGTCAGGTTGTACATCAACTGCCTCCCAGAGACGATCACGACCTCAACGGGGTCCCAGAACACCTCTGCATGTTGAAGCCATGCCGGCAGCTCAGACGGCGCCATGCGAGGGTCTTCTCCGGGCTTCACCAACGCCCGCGCCCGCCGGATCACCTCGGGGTACTTCAGGATGGGAATCGCGCCAGCGATCGCGAGATCGAGGAATCGGCGTTTTGAGTGCCGGCCGATCACTCTCGTGACGAAGGTAGGTCGCCGTTCATGCCGGTACGCAACCGTGGAACGGGTGACGGATGAATTGATGCCGAGCCGCAAGAGAAGCTGCTGGACTCCTGAACAGAGGGCATGCGAACGAGAAGCGTAGGCAATCCGAATCTTCTCCTGAGAGCGGGCGCAATCCGGCCGCTTTTCCTCATACACGTCCACGCAACCGTCGGTACTCCAGAGTGCGCCGAGCAGAAGTCCGACTTGGTGGTCCGTAATCGAGTGGAGTACACCCGGAAGGTGCTTCTCCTCGGCGCATTCCTCATAGAGGCCTAATCTCTCCATCAGGAGACGCGCCGGGCTTTCGGGCGCCTGCGACAATCTCACCTGTGGAGTGCGGTCTTCTCGCCCCTGTATGTGGAACCGAATGCCCAGACGACTTACCGCCGCCAGGAAGTCAGCGAGCACAGGCCCGTCTGATTTGGTGAACGCCAGAGTCGACAGAGTGCCATCCGCCAACATGTACCCGGCCAGCTTTACCTCATCGTCGGAAAACGGGCTCTGCGTGTGTGAAGTCTGTGACGCCTGGGGAACCGCTGCCCAGTCGCCCTTCTTCAGTGCCCCCGCGGCCACCCAGCCCTTATGAGTGAGGACCGGGTGGTTATCCGAGACGGTGAGGCTTCGGCCGGACTTGAGAACGATTCGGAAGACATCTCGCACTTTTTCGGGTTGTGGAACGCCTGCCTGCGCATGCCTGAGCCGTCCCTGGTCGTCGATCCCGAGGACTACGGGCTCTACTTGGCGCCGCGCCATGTCGCGAACCGTTAGGAGCTCGGCCGATGCGTAATCGTAAATGCGGCTGTCACCTGCAACGCACTTATGTTCGAGAATGAAATGCTCGCCGTCGATGCGAACGATCCCATCGACCTTGCCCGCCAGGCGGAAGCTGCGCGAGGAGGCGCCCGTGGCCGGGTTCACAATCGGCCCTTCGAAGACGTGCTCCAGGGCAACCACTTCGAACTCTTCTTCGGCGTAACGCTCCGCATAGGCCCGCATCATCGCGGTGGCTAGGTGCCAGTCGCGTTTCTGATCCTCGTCCTGCGCGCGGGCCGCGCAGCGGCGGTCGATGAGATCAAGCATCCGCGCCAGGTCGCGCTGGCCGTGCCAGAGTTCCAGGCACTCGTGAATCAGCGAGCCGAAGTGCAGGTTGCGGTCCCGTTCGAGCGGCACCAGATGCTGGAGATAGCGAAGTTCGGCCGCCTTCCGGCAGTTCCGGAACTGGTTCCACATGGAGTAGGTGGTCACCATGGGGGATGCGTCGTGCGTCATACGGTTGGCTTCTCCTGCCTCTGTTTCAATGGCTTTGTTCTGATCGTGTCGATCCCATTCGGGCCGGCCTGCGGCAGGCCCCTGACTGCCTCTCCCTACACCGCCTGGCCTTCCGGGGCGAGCCGTGCGATCGCCTCGGCCGTGGTGATGCCCGGATGCGAGGCGAAGACCGGTTCGAGCCAGGCGTAGAACCACTCGGCCACCTTCAGCCGCGCCGTGTCGGCCTCAATCTGCTCCCGCAGCAGCGCCATGTAGCGCCGGTGATGTTCCTCGGTCGCCCGCGCCGTGGCCACGTAGCGGATGGCTCCGCTGTCATCGCGGAACGTAAGCGCGGACTCGGGCTCCAGACCTCCGAAGCGCATGTCCAGCCGCAGTTGCAGCGCATGTCCCTTCTTGGTCGCCAGCGTCTTCTTCATGCGGTCGCTGACGATGGATCTGACCTGTGCCACTGCCAGCTCGCGGCCGTACTCGTCGACCAGATCTCCGTACCGCGCAAGCACCTCTGCGCTGACCTCGTCAGCCGTGGGCTCGCCCGTCTCCAGGTGCGCCAGGATCACCTCGTCGATCCGGCGCGAAAGTTCCGAATCATGAAAGCTGGGTCTTTTCACGAATTGCCTCCTCAAAGCGGTGAAGCCAGTCCAGGGCGGCCGGCGATTTGGCCCGGATGCCTGGGCAGTGCCAGTATTCGAGCCGCGATGCCAGTTCGACCGGATCGAGTTGTGTATCGGCCAGAGCCAGGACGGCGCGCGTCACTGCCCAGATCGAGTCAAGATCTTCCTTGAGCGCCTTACGTTCCTCGTCCGAGAGGCCCGAGCGGTACCGGCCCGTACGGTCGGCCACGAGCATGCCCGTCTCGCGCGCGATGCGCCGCGCCTCGGTGGTGGAAGGGAGTTCGGTGGCCTCGCGCAGTTGGCGTACGATCTGGCGGCGCACGGCGGCGGGCATCTGGACGATCTCGCGCTGGGCTTCAGGTGGCTCCTGGGCGATGATGGCGGCAGCGTCGATCGACACCTCGCCCGCGTCCATCGCCGCGACCAGTTCGGGCGTTCCTTCCTCGGTGACCTTCTTGGCCTGCCGATAGGTTCTCGGGTTGCCGAATCCAGCCCTCTCGGCCACCAGTTCACGGGTCTCGGTGCCGGGTTGAACTTCCGGAAAATCTTCCGGAAGTTCGAGGTCGATGCGCTGCCCCTGCCGGTTGCCGATCTCCGCTTCCAGCGCTTTTCCGATCGCGACACGTTCCGACGTTGTAAAGGACTTCGAAAACTCGTTCTCGTCGTGTTCGGCGGCCAGCAGGCTGGTAACCCGGACCACTCGCGCCGGGATGGTGGGCCAGTTGAGGATGCCCTGGACTGCCAGCAGCCGACGATGGCCGAAGACCAACCGGAAGTCTTCCGTGATCCCGACGGGTTGCAACAGCCCTTCGCGGGCGATGCTTGCGGCCAGACCCTCCAGATCCCCCATGTCCTTCCGGTGGCGTTCGCCGATGCGGATCTGGTCGCAGGGGATGTCCACGATCTTCAGGGAATGCCTCACCGCGAGCCTCCCGTTGAAACCTCGGCGCCGTAGCCGGCATCGACGAACGCCCGGCGGAGCCGTGCAATGCGGGCGTAGACGGTGGACCGGGCGATGCCAAGCATCCGGCTGATCTCGGTAGGGCCGTGGTCGACGAGCAAGAGCGCCAGCGCGCGGTCGGAATCGCCGAGCGGCGCGAGGACGCGCTCGAAATCGACCTGGAACTGGACCGCTGGAATTCCGTCGGCGGTCGCGAACCGATGACCGTCGAGAGGTTCAATCAGGAGGGGACTCCGGCGTCGCCGCAGCAGAGAAGCGAAGCGCTTGTCCGCCACACGCTCGAGGAAAGTCCGCAGGCTGGCGCGCGATGCGTCATACTGCCGCAGGGCCATCCAGAGCCCCAGGAGTGCTTCCTGCTCGAGGTCCTCGCGATCCGCCACCGTCACCCGGCCAGTGGCCACTGCCGAGGCAGCACGCACCTGCACCGCGCGCAAGGCGAAGGGCAGAGCCTGTTCCAACGCCGTCTCATGCATGGCGCCGCCCTCCGGCCATCTCGATTTCCATCGAGAAGGGCAGCCCGTGCTTGACCTCGAGCGTCCGGATCTCGCCGGCGTCCACCGAGCGCACGTACTCGAAGAACTCGGCGACCTGAGGCTTCAGTTCGAACTGGTCCGGCAGGACTTTCGAAGCGCCCGGATCGTGCGAGCCGAACTTCACCTCGCGCACGACGGCCGGCCACGGGTTAAGAACCAGTTCGCCGCGCTCAATGCGGAGATACTCGAATCGTCCAAAGCCGAGAGCCGACATCGCCGCCGCGAACGCGCGCTCGGATGGCCGGAGGCCGCGGGTCGAGGTGGGGCGGGTCATCGCTCCACCTCCAAGAGCGCGGTGCGTTGCGTGTCATGGCTTTCAATCCATGCATCAACATCTTCCGGCCGATACCGGACCAGAGTGCCGATCTTGACGTAGCGCGGACCGCGCCCCTCGACCCGCCACTTGCGCAGCGTCAGCACGCTTATGGCGCAGGAATCCGCCACCTGGTGTTCATTCAGGAGCCGTTGGGGAGTGCTTTGTTTCATCTCGATGCTTGCTGCGGGCTGTTTCCCGCAACCTCTGCATCGAGATTGCCCGACTTGCCGTTTTTCCGAAATACACGGAAGCGGAAGAAATCCGGAAGAAATCCGGAAAATTCAGCGGCGGCGCGGAACCTTCAGGGATGCGGGCAACTCGCCTCGCAGGAGCTGTTCCAGGGTCACACCCATGGCCCTTGCAACACCGTCAAGTGAAGACCGGCGCATCTTCCCCTTCGCCAAGAAATTCCTCAGCGTGCGCTCCGAAACCCCGGCCTGGATGCTGAACTCCGTCTGCGAGAGCCCTCTAGCCTGGATGTAGTGCTTGACCGCTGCGACTGCCTCATAGCTGCCTACGGACCGTGGCACGGGCCCAGGTTCTCCCGCCGCGCGACGGGTCTCCACCGTGCGCGCCCATCGGAACTCACCTTGCTCATCCACGAGCACTTGGTCTTCAAGGCACAGACACTCAACCCGGCGATCGCGCAGCCAGCCCTCCGACTCCACGGTCCGGAACTGGTTCGTCGGTAGAACGAGCAAGAAGGAATCCGAGATATCGAGCAGGAGACGATTCACGGCCGCTCGGTGAGTGCTTGCAGAGTGTGCGAGCAGAAAATACACGGGGAAATTCCGCGAGTGTGCCTGTTCGGAGAGGCCTGCCGCCCACACGCCTGGCGAGTGTTGGGCGATCGACTGCGGCCGGATCGACGCTGCCCGCCACACCGGTCGAAGCAGTCCCGCCAGGTCGAGCCGGTGAATCAGCGCCTCGCGCCTTGTCAGAGGCACCCGCTCGCATCGCTGGTGCTCATCCTGGCAAATGGCGGCGAACTCGTCCAGGTCGTAGTCGATGATCCGGCGCGGGCATCCGCTGAAAGAATTCGGGCAGGGATACCGGCCTCCAATCTTGTCGGTTGGCTGGAGATAGGGCCTCGCGTATTCGAAGTCCTCGCCGCATTCCTGCCGCCAAACCTCCAGAACCGCCAGCAGCCCGGGAATGCCTTCCAGCGCGCGCCAGAGTTTAGGCAACTTCCTCATGGGCCCGCTTCCCGTAGACGATGAACTCGCGGGCCCGCAGCCAATCTTCCAAGAGCGCCGACTCTTCGCCGCGCGGATAACCCGACTTGTTCCCCGCCACCAGCGACAGCACGCGTGGCTTCTTGACGCCCTTCAACTTCACCTTGATCTTGGCTTTCTTGAGCGCCGGCTCATCCGGAATTGCGGCGTTGCGGATCTCCAGGGCCGTGAAGACATCATCGGCCTTCTCGACGCTCTTGTTGTTCAGTGCGCCGCCCCAGTCCATCTCAAGTTCCGTCAGGCGGGCCGATTCGAGATCCGGGAAATCGCTGCACTCAAGTGACGCCTGCCCCAGTTTTCGCAGCGGCTCGAGACTGTACTTGTCGGCGTAGCGGAACGTCTCCGCGCTCCCGAACAAGTGCAATCCGAACAGTTCCCGGTACTTGCGCATGTCCGGCGCCGAGGCGCTGTTGATCCGCAACTCCGGGTTGGCGGTGTCCAGGATGACCATGTCCGTCCGTTCAGGCCGGAAGAACGTGCAGGTCGATTCCTCTCCTTTGACGCTCGGTTCCCGACGGCACGCCTGACCGTGCTGCACGTAGAAGTGAACCGCATCGGGCGTGATCTTGCGGAACACCCGGCAGCGGCGGCCCTTCTTCTTCCCGCGGAAGTACTCCCGGAGCGCGGCCTCCAGGTCCGCAAGGTCCTCCGGCAACACCGCCGGGTCGATCGCCATCGCCGGATCCGCCGGGGCAAAACTCTCGAAGGTTTTGCGGCGTTCGAAATTGCTCTCCTGTGCCTTCTGCTGGAGCAAGCGGGGCTTGGTCAGCCAGATCAACGCCGCCAGGTCCTGCGGCGTCACCCCCTCTCCGACCGCAATGTCCGCCTCGCCCGCCATATGAAGCAGTTCGTCGAAGCATGCATCGTTGCCCAACTCGCTGATGAGGTGCAGCCCATCGACCAGGTCGCCGGGCATCTCCTCATCTGGATCGGCGAGGATGTCGGCCAGGGCCTCGTAGTCGATCTCGTCTCCGTTGTTCGGATCCGGGATGGGAAAGTCCTTTGAGGCGAAGAACCCCTCGGCGGTCAGCACGATCCGGATCAGGATGCTGGGCTCGAACTGCCTCAGCATGTCCGGATGAGAAAAGTACCTGAGCTTGAGTGCCATGTGCAATCACCTCAAGACTTGGACGGTTCGTAGCTGCAGGTCGAACCTCGTCAAAGCAAGGTCAGGCTGGCGGTCTGGAACACAACCGCTCCAAATTTTATCAGGCGAAGAAGAGGCGAATCTAGTGGTCTTGATTCGCCTCTTCTCGAGAGGAACTAACCCTACGCAAGGGGGCACGCCCCCCTACTACTTCTTCCGGTCTGGCCGTTGTGTGAGCGCAGAGCCCGCAGCGCTTTTCGCAGGCGCGGACGACTTCGGATTCCGCAGCACCTTGGATGCGTTCGAACCGGCCTTCTTGCCCGTCTGTTCGTTCTTCGCCATGCGGATCACCTCCTTTCTTTCTGATTTGTCACAGGCAGGGGAGGCCGGTCGCTTGAGATCCGGGCACTTCCACATGGAATGTGCGCCCGTCCTTGAACTCGGGCTTCCCAGCCTGGAAGGTATGCGTTCATCAGGCTCTTGAACAGCTTGCCGTGGTTTGGCACCTGGAGATGCAGGAGCTCGTGGACGATCACGACCTCCCGAAACTCGGGCGCTTCTTCCAGCAAGTCAGTGCTGAAACAGATCCGGCCCGTCTCCGAGCACGAAGCCCATTTCCGCGTCATGCGCTGGATCTGGACCCGCTTTGGCCTCACCCCGATTTTCTCCGCCCATTGCCGGATTTCCTCCCGCATACGCGCCTTGGCGTCCTCCTTCGCTTTCCTCACGATCGCGGCAACTCCAGCATGCGTTTCACCACCGCGACCATCGATTCCCTGCTCACGGCCGGCAGGACCAGCTTGTACAGTTCAGCCTTCAATTGCCGCTCCTCGGCCACGTTGTCGCGGTAATTGGGGTACTTTCGGATTACGGCCTCCGCCTTGGGCGCTAGTTCGCCAGGATCCGCAGCTCCAGCCTGTTTCAGCACCCAGAACAGCGTGAACGTGTTGATGTCAAACCCGGTTTTCTCCCGCTCCCGCTTGGCCTCGAGATACTCTTCCATCAGCCGAGCCAACTGCTCCAGCGCCGACTGGGTGCTCAACTGCCGGTCGTCGTAGGCCTCCAGAATCGCCTCTGTCCGTTCGCTGATCGGAATCAGAAACGGCTGCTGCTCTCCCTCGTCCTTGATGGTGGCCAGCAGGCTCCTGCCCAGGTTGATCACCTTCGGCGGCTCGCCGCTGTCGGACGACTTCAGCGCCTTCAGCGTGTTCTCATCGATGCGAACCGGCTTCATCACCGATTCCAGTCCCGTGCCGATCGCCGACCGCTTCACCAGTTCCTCGGTCTTCTTCATCAGGTCCCGGATCAGCGCCACCTTCTTCGAGAACGCGTTGACGACGATTTGGTACAAGGCGGTCAGCTTGCCGTAATCCTCGATGTAGGGCCGCAGGAACACGTCCGGCGAGATGATTTCGTACAGCGTCTCCAACTCCTGGAACAGCTTGTAGAAGACCTCCCGGCGCTCCTTGTCCTCGAAAACCGCGATCGCCCGCTCCACGGCCTTGTCGTCAATGGGGCCGGCGCAAAGCTCCAGGAACGGCTTCGCCTGTTCCATCAACGCCGCGAAGCGAGATTTCAGGACGTCGATGTTCTGGATCGCGCTGCCCACCACATCAGAGTCAAACGCCAGGGCGCTTTCCAGCTTCTCGAAGATGCCGACAAAGTCGAGCACGTAGCCGGCGGGCTTCTTGATGCCCTCGTCATCCTCGTAGGGACGGTTCACGCGCGCGATGGCTTGAAGCAGCGTGTGGTCGCGCATCGGCTTGTCCAGGTACATGCAGTACAGCACCGGCGCGTCAAATCCCGTGAGCAGTTTCTCGGTCACGATCAGGATCTTGGGTAGTGAATCGCGCTTGACGAACGCACGGCGGACGCGCTTCTCCTCGTCCTCGCTCAGCCTATATTCCGCCAGAACCTCGTCGTCATTGTGCGCCGACGTGTACACCACCGTCGAGTACTCCGGCGGCAGGTGCTTGTCCAGCGCCTTCTTGTAAAGCGCGCACGCTTCGCGGTCCACCGCCACAAGAAACGCCTTGTAGCCCAGCGGCTCGACGTTCTCCCGGAAGTGCTGCGCCACGAACCGCGCCACCTTGCCGACGCGGTCCGCGGCCTTCAGGAACGTCTTCAGGTTCACCGCGCGGTCCAGGATCTTGTTCAGCTCCTCGATGTCGCTGATCCCCTGCGCTTCGGCCAGGTCCAGAAACTCCTTCTCCAACTGCTCCCGCGGCACGCGGATGTCGTTCGGCGCGAGCGTGTAGTTGAGCGGGAGCGTGGTCCCGTCTTCAATCGACTCCGCGATCGAGTATTTGTCCAGATAACCCTTCTCGTCGTCCTTGCCGAAGACCTTGAAGGTGCCCTTGCCGTAAGCAATCCGGTCGATCGGCGTGCCCGTGAATCCGATCATGGTCGCATTGGGCACGGCCGCCACCAGATAGTTGCCCAGGTCTCCGCTGGTGGTGCGGTGCGCCTCGTCCACCAGGACGAACACGTTCTCCCGCGTGCAGAGATCGGCGTCGGCCTTGTCGAACTTGTGGATCATCGAGACGATCAGGCCCCGGTAGTCCGACCTCAACAACTCCCGCAGGTGCTGCTTCGAACGCGCGATCTCCGGCGCCAGGCCGTAGGCCGCCAGATTCGCAAACAGCTGGCTTTCGAGCTCGTTGCGGTCGACGAGCAGGATCACCGTCGGCTTTTCAAATGCAGGATGCCGCAGGATCAGGTCGGCGGCCTTGATCATCGTGAACGTCTTGCCTGAACCCTGGGTGTGCCAGATCAGGCCCGTCCGTTTCTCGGGGTCCAGCGCGCGCTCCACCACTTTCTCGACCGCACGGGTCTGGTGCTGCCGCAGTACGATCTTCCGCAGTTCGTCGTCCTTCTTGTAGAAGACGATCCACGATTCGATGAAACGCAAGAACCGCTCGCGCGCGAAGAATCGCTTCACTTTGCGCTCGAAATTGCCCTTTTCCTCGTCCTTCCAGTTGAACAGGCTCTTGCGGTCCAGGTTCCAGGTCACGCCATAGTAGAAGTCGACCAAGTGGGTCAGGTCAAAGATTTGCGTCGCGGTCACCAGTTCGGGCGTCTCGCGGTGGTAGCGGCGGATCTGCGCCAGTCCCTGGTCGATGCCTTCCTTCTTCACGGCGCTCTTGGTCTCCACCAGCGCCACCGGGATACCGTTGATCACAAACACGACGTCGGCGCGGTTCCGGTACTTGCCGTTCGTGTACTGCCACTCATCGGTCACCTGGAAGACGTTCTCCGCCGGGTGGGCATAGTCGATCAGAGTGACGTTGCGCTGCCGCTTCTCCGATTCCAAGTACACGGACCGTTCACCGCGGAGCCAGGCCAGCACCTCGGCATTGCCCTCAATGTTGTTGCGGACGCTTTCGATGCGCGCGATGACATCGTCGACGTTGGAGACGGTCACCACGCCGGGGTTCAGGCTGAGCAGCTTGTCGCGCAGTGTCTGATAGAACAGCGTCCCGCTTTCGCCGCGCCGGAGCGTGAGCGCCTGGTCCGGGGAGACGTAGGCCCAGCCGATCTCCTGGACGTATTCGACCAGCGGGTTCTGGACTGTGGCCCGCTCGCTCGCAAGGCTAGGCATGGCTGACCTCCGCGAGGTCGAGGTCCTTGACCCGGACCGCGCCGGTCATGAGCGCGTGCAAGGTTGAAGAGAAGAGCGCCTGAAGACACCGCGCGCGCTCCTTCGAGATCTCTTCACGCCGGTCCAGCATGTGCAGTGTCTCGGCGATGTCCCGCTGCTCTTCGGGATACTTGGGCACGGGAATCAGAAGTCCGTCTATCGACGAACCGGACATACGGCGGGTTCCATGCGCCGATGTTCCGATCTCTTGGATCAGAGCCGATTTGCGGGCGCAAAGGGCGTACAGCAGGAAGTCCGGATTGATTCTTTCAGAGGGTAGCAGTGCCTTCATATCCTGGTTGAAAGCCATTGGCACCTCTGTGATCGCGACTGGCACGTCCTTCGCCAGCACCATGCCGCGCACTACGATGAAGACGGTCTTTGCTGGTACGATCCGCGAGCCAGCCTCAGCCGCCTCAGGGGTAATGTGGTCCTCGGTGTCCCGCAGGCGAAGCTTCTTCATGTCCTTAGGGCTGGCCCACGGAATTGAACCACACCACCAGTCCGTCCGCTGCTTTGAGGGAGTTCCGCCACTCACAGCATCGGAAACTGCCGACACAGGCTTGACCTCCCAACTCTCCGGGATCTCGCCGACCTCGGTCTGCTTGAGCGGCTCGCCGCGCAGCCCCTCCCGGAACAGCCTCGCCATCGTCGCCGACTTGAGCGCCGCCAGCTTGTCGGAGATCGTCGCCTCGACGTGCGCTGCGGCCTGGATTGTTTCGAGCACACGAGCAATTACTCGTTGTTCGTCAATCGGCGGTATCGGAACGGGCCATTGTGCCAGCAGATCTTTCGGCAGTCGCTGCCGCCCCGTTGCGCCCTCCATGGCTGCGGCGATTAGATGTCGGACTTCGTGATGCAGCAGGTAGTATGCGATGAATGGCAGATGGGTGAGGCCATCGCGCGGCTTCAGGGGGATCACTTCAGTTGTCGCGATTCCGAATCCGTTTGGGATCGCCTGGGCAATCCCCTGCTTCCCATTTTCAAAGCATGGCGTGATCTTGGACACCAGGAGGTCGCCTTCCTCGAAGTACGTTCCGCTGGCAATTTCGGCCGGCCTCTTTAGGATGAAACTCGAGAAATGCAATCTTCCTGTCGGAATCAAATCCATTGGTACAAAGGCCAGCTCTTCGTATTCTCCGAGGTCAAGGGAGCGTGGTTTTGCGGTGAACGTACATGCCTCACTGACCGGAAGCACTTGCCATTCGCCAGGAAGGGTGTTGAGAAAGTCAGGGTACAATGGCTCCTCCTTTCCACTGATAACCAAGCCGCTCGAAGACTTCGCTCAGTTGCGAATCCAACCTTGAAGACTCCGTCTTCAGATCCGCGAGCTGGTCCAATATCGCCTGAACGTCACCGGTTTCTGTCGTGGATACCGACCGTACAAATCGAGCAGGCGACAAGTTGTAGTCCGCCTCGGCGATCTGCTGTCGGTCGACCACCCGGCACAGCCCCTCCTGATCCTTCCACTCGCGGAAGCATTGGACAATCTTGCGGATGCCCTCCTCGGTGAGTTCGTTCTTCGGGCGCCCTTTCCGGAACTCCGCGCTCGCGTTCACCAGCAGCACCTGGCCGCGCCGGTTCTTGGGCTTCGCCGCGTTTAGGACAACGATCAGGCCCGCGGCGGTGGTGTTGTAAAAGAGATTGTCGGGAAGGAGAATGACGCCTTCCACCAGGTCCTGCTCCACAAACCAGCGGCGGATGGTCTTTTCCTTGTTCTCGCCCTGGCTGCCGCTGCCGCGGCTGGCGGCGCCGGTATCGATCACCACGGCAGCGCGGCCGTGATCCTTCATGGACGCCGCGACGTGCTGGAGCCAGGCCCAGTCCGCGCTGGAGGCCGGCGCGTAGCCGCCGCGAGTCTCGAACCGTTCATACGGGTCGTTCTCGTAGCTCTTCGGATCGAAATTGTCCTGGTTCCACATCGGATTGGTCACCACGATGTCGAACCGCTTGAGACGACCTTCTTCCAGGAACTTCGGATTGGTCATGGTGTTGCCGCGGACGATCTCGCCGGCCATATCGTGCAGCACCATGTTCATCCGCGCGATGGCGAAGGAGGAGCCGGTCAGCTCCTGGCCGTAAAGTTTGAGCGGGCGGTCGATCCTCTGTTCGCGCTCCTTGAGCACCAACTGGCACTTGACCAGCAGTCCGCCGGAGCCGCAGCAGGGGTCATAGACCTCCTCGCCTTGCTTGGGGTCCATCAGCCGCGCCATCAGCCAGCCGACCTCCTTCGGCGTGAAGAACTCGCCGGCGCTTTGCCCCTGGCCTTCAGCGAACTTTCGCAGGAGGTATTCGTAGGCGCGGCCCAAGAAATCCGGCTCTACGTCGTTCAGGCCGAGGCGGTAGCGGGGATCGCTGAGCGTCTCGATCAGGCGCGACAGCGCTTCGTCGCTGATTTCCCGCTCGCCGTTGCGGGTTTCGTTGTAGTCGACGATGTCGATGACGCCTTGAAGACTGGGGTTCGCTTTCGCGATGGCGCGGATCGTCGTGGTGAGCTGCTCGCCAAGGGTTCGCGGGTTGCGGTCCGCGGGCCAGTCGAACTTCTTGCGGCCGCTGACAACCGGCCAGGTCGCCTCGGGAGGAATGTAGAAACGGACCAGCGACGGGTCGGCTTCGATGACGCTGAGCGCCGTTTTTTCATCGCCGAATTCCTCGCTGAGCCGGGCGATCTCGTCCTCGAACACATCTGACAGCCGCTTGATGAAGATGAGCGGCAGGATATAGTCCTTGAACTTCGGGGCATCTTTCTCGCCGCGAATGGAGCAGGCCGCCTTCCACAGCAGCGTTTCCATGGACCGGTTGTCCATCAGCTGGCCGTTGCTGTTGGCGGGAGGGACAGACTCGGGCACCTGCTTGCGCCGTCCACGTCGAGCCGGCCGGGCAGGAGCCACGCGGACAGCCTCCACATCATCCCCAGCCAGGCGGGCGTAGAGATCGGCGAAATCCGGCCCGAGAGACTTCACAAATTCGGTCACCGCGTGCCGCACCGCCCCGTCCGGCTCGGTTTTCCCTTTTTCCCAACGGCTTACGGTGGGAAATGAGACTCGCAGCCGGGCCGCGAGCTTCTCTTGGGAGATGCCGAGACGTCCCCTGATCTCTCGGATGATACTCGCGAAGGAATCAGCATCGCGGTGCGAAATTGTTGACATGCTGGGGATCATATGACATAGTACGTGATGAGTCAAGTAGCGGTCGGGGACAAGCCAGAAGCCGGGAGTCCGACCATGACGGAAGACGTTGTAAAGCACTTAGAGCTGATTCAAGGCGTTGTCACCAGAATGGCGGCCAATTCCTTTCTCCTCAAGGGCTGGACCGTTACCTTGACTGCCGCGCTCTTCGCACTGGCCGCCAAGGATTCGAACGCCACGTTCGCCTTAATCGCCTTGCTGCCGGCGCTCTCCTTCTGGGGGTTGGACGCCTACTACCTCCGCCAGGAGCGGCTGTTCCGGAAACTCTACGATGAGCTCCGGCTTGCCTCGGCCGAGACCTTGCGTACGGTGGAACCGTTCTCCATGTCAACGAAGGAGTATGCGGAGAAGGTTCCAAGCTGGTTTCAGACGCTTTGGGCGCACTCGATCCTGGCCATCCACGGAGTGGTGGTCCTGGCGGTTGTAGCAGCAGCCATCATCATTCGCTTCTGGACGAGATAAAGGAGGGCCTCTCTTATGGCACGGCGCGTTTTCTTCAGCTTTCACTACGAGCGGGACATCTGGCGGGCGAATGTTGTCCGGAACAGCTGGGTGACACAGCCTGACCGGGAGGCCGCCGGCTTCTGGGATGCGTCCTTGTGGGAAGAGGCCAAGAAACAGGGCGATGAGGCGATCAAGCGGATGATCAACCGAGGGCTGGAAAACACTTCGGTGACCGCAGTGTTGATCGGTGCCGAAACTGCCAGCCGAGAGTGGGTGGTGTACGAGATCAAGAAGAGCCTCGAACGAGGTAACGGCCTGTTGGGGATCTATGTCGACGGGATCAAAGATAAGTACGGGCGCCCCGACGTTCGCGGTGCGAATCCCTTCGACAAACTGTATCTGGAAGACAACGGCCGGCGCACCTACCTATCCCAGATCTATCCAACCTATGATTGGGTCCAGCATGACGGATACCACGGCTTCGCCCGTTGGGTCGAGGCCGCTGCTCAGGCCGCCGGGCGCTGAGTGCCACGCCTCGCGGTCCTGGCCCATTCCGCTCTTTGCTGATCCCATTGCGCCAAGCTACCCACACGGCGAAGAGATCGCTCAATCGCCCCAGTGCCTTCCAGGATCTCCTCCTGGATGTCCGGCGCGAGCAGGCAAAGGTTCATGATCTGCGTGATCCTCGCCCTTGTCACGAAACCCAGGCGGGCCAGGTCGGCGTAGTCCTTCACCTCGCCACGGTCGATCATGTCCTGGAACTTGATGGCCAGCGCCATCAGGCGGGTGATCCGGGGAATGCGCGGCGGCGCTGGAACCGCAGTCTTCTTCGGCTTGCCTGCCACATGGCGCGCCGGCCACTTGAGCGCAATCTCGTCTTCGCAGCGGTCCTTCACTTTGTCGCTCCTTTGCAGAACTCCCGGATACCGTTCGAGTTGTAGGTGACCTTTACCTTGTCGCCGCGGGCGTCGTAGCCGACCCGTTCGATCAACTGGCGCAGCAGCGCCGCCTGCTGCTGGATCGTCATGGTCTTCCAGACCTCGTCAAACGTCGCCATGCGCTGGCGCAACATCTGGTCATCGAACCTTAGCCGTTCGCCGCGCTCCACCAGGCCGCGCAGTTGCTCCGCTTTGGCTTCTCCCGACGAAACGACGTCGCGGAGCGCGGCCTCCCGGTCGGGGTCCAGGTTCTTCGCCCGCACGAGTTGCGACTTGGCGTTCCGGATACGGACATTGAGGGCCTTCAACTCCTCGCGATGCCGGCCCAATTCCTCGGTCAACCGCTGGCGCGCCGCCCGGGCGATCGCTTCGACGACCTCGGGCTGCGTGGCGAACCGCCGCACGCTCTCAATGACCGCCTCCTCGACCACCGGCGCGGACACGGCGCGCGTTGTGCACCCGTCACCGTTCCGCTGCATGGTGCGGAGGCAGACGTAGTATCGGTAGCGCCGGTTCCTACTTGACGAGTAGCTCGGTGACATGGCCGACCCGCAGCATGCGCAGTACAGGAGGCCGCGCAACAGAGCCTCCAATTTGGGCCCGTGCCCGCGGCCGGGATTCCGCGTGTTCTCCATCAGCTTCTGCTGGACCAAGTCGAAGGTGTTGTCGTCGACGATCCGGGGGTGTGCGGCGGCCACGACCTCGTCGGCGGCGCGGATGCGCGCGGCGTAGAGCGGGTTCGCCAGCATCGTGTAGATGTGGCACTTCCGCAGGGGATGGCCGCCGAACGTTTTGCCCTCTTTGGTTGCCCACTGCTTGTTGCGCCAGCCGAGGTCCTCGCATTTCGCCACAATGCCATGGACGGAGTGGCCTTCCAGGTACCACTCGAACACCTGGCGCACGCGGGCAGCCTCTTCCTCGTTGATGGCCAGGCAGCCGTCCACGACGTTGTAACCTAGCGGCACATGACCGCCTGTCCACTTGCCGCGCTTGCGCGCCAGAATCTGTTTGTCGCGCGTGCGCTCGCTGATGATCTCCCGTTCGAATTGCGCGAACGAGAGCAGGATGTTGAGTGTGAGGCGACCGAGGGAGGTGGTGGTGTTGAACTGCTGCGTGACCGACACGAACGTCGCGCCGTGCTTCTCCAGGATCTCCATGATCTTGGCGAAGTCGCGGATGGAGCGGCTGAGCCGGTCCACCTTATACACCACCACGCAATCGACCTTCCTGGCCTGGATGTCCGCCAGCAGGCGGCGCAGCGCCGGGCGGTCCATGTTGGCGCCGGTGTAGCCGCCGTCGTCGTACTGGTCGGGCAGGAGCGTCCAGCCCTCGCCGGCCTGGCTCCGGATGTAGGCCTCGCCGGCGTCCCTCTGCGCATCGAGGGAGTTGAAATCCTGGTTCAGCCCCTCGTCGGTGGACTTCCGGGTGTAAATGGCGCAGCGGACCGGCTTGGGTGCGCCGTTGCCGTTATTCCCGTTCGCCATGCTTCACTCCGGGCCGGTGGCCGAGGTTGAAAAAGGCAAAGCCGTTCCAGCGCGTGCCCGTCGCCTCCGTCACCGCGCGGCTCAGCGACGTGTAGATTCTGCCGTTGCACTCGAACCCGCCATCGGGCCGGACGTGGACGACGATGTCCTTGCCCTGGTAGCGGCGAATGAGCGGCGTGCCGGGCAGCGGCAACCGCGGGTCGAGCGACGGCTTCAGGCGCGCCTCCATGTTCCGGCCGTCGTCGAGTGGTTCCCGAAGGAAGTTCTTGGGCGCGCGGATGCGGAGATCGGCGTCGTCTGCAATCTCGAGCGCGCGCTGGCGTGCGCGCTCGGAGAGGCCGCCCCACGCATTCGCCTGGATGCGCCAGGCGATGCGGCGGAACAGGAACTGCTTGTGATTGGATCGGGACTCCTCGCCGAAGACCTCGCGGTACTTCTCCTTGAGCTGCGCCGTGGTCAGGTTGCGGAGGCCCTCGATCTCCTGTCGGATCTCGTTCTCAGTCTTCATGACGTTAACCAGCAGTCCCATGAGGGCTCTCTGTCTCCGGGAAGTCAACTTGCTGGATGGCCGGATTCGAGAAGATCAGGCGCACGAGGGCGTCGCCGAGAATGGCGGCGACCTCGCGAATGGCTTGATCGAGCGCGGCGTCGCGATCGCGCATGAGCGGTCTCCTTCGGAAGACCACCCACGACGATCTCCGCTGCGCGGTCGAGCCGGCGTCTGGTGGATGGGATCGACGCGGCTTTGTGCCGCGTTCGTTAACTATGTACGTCGCGTGAGGACGATTTGTCCGGCTTGAGGCCCAGCAGCCCAAGTCTTGCCAGAATGGGATAAGATTTCAAAATACAGGTTCTAATGTGGCCGCTGGGCATCTGTCGCGTTGGATGCGTGCGCTGGTGTAACGCCACCGTTGTCGGAATCCCCACATGACTCTCGGCACACGACTTGTTCGGCCTTCCAGGTGCCCCACGCCAGCCCCTCGGTGGCCGCATCTCGCCAGACCAGCAACCGCACTGTACCTCATCGTCCTCTTCTCGCTCACGATGGGCGCCCCGCCATCGGCACCACAGCCTGCACAGGACTTGCTGTCTCAGAACATCGACCCGGCAGTCTCGCCGCGGGAGGATTTCTTCCGGTATGCGGGCGGAGGATGGCTCAACCGCAATCCCATCCCCGAGGACCAGGCAGGATGGGGGGGCTGGAACGTTGCGAGCGATGAGATCTACGCACGGCTGCGAACCATTAGCGAGAACGCTGCGGCGAAGAAAGCGGGCCGCGGGACCGCAGAGCAGTTGGTCGGCGACGTGTGGGCCACCGGGATGGATTCCGCGGCCATCAACCAACAGGGACTCGTTCCCTTGAAGCCCGACCTAGATCGGATCGGCGCCATCCGTTCGGTTCGGGATCTGATCGATGTCGTCGCCATGCTGCACAGGAGAAACATGCTCTGGGACAACTTCTTCGTGCGGCAACGCGTGCTGTTCGACGACGGCGTGGAGAGGGACCAGGCCAATAGTCATCTGCGGATCTACAGCCTGTCACAAGGTGGCCTCACTATGGGCCGGCTGGCCTACTCCGCGACCGATCCTCCACGGGTGAAGGTGCAGAATGCGTTCCGCGAGTATCTGTTCCGAACGTTCCTTCGACTTCACGGTGACAGCGGCAAGGCCAGGGCCAGCGCCCGCGCGGTCTTCGACCTCGAGGCCGGACTGGCAGCCGGCTTCGAGCAGGGCAATCAGTCTCGCAGGATGCGACCTGCCGACCTGAGCGAGTTGGCGCCGGGGATCGACTGGAGCCGGTACTTTCGACAGATTGGCGCGACCGGAATTGACTCGGTCGATCTGCGTCAGCCGGGATTCTTTCGAGCGCTGGATGCGCTGCTGCGCGCGGTCCCCCTCGAGACATGGAAGGACTATCTCCAGTTCTGGCTGGTCAAGACGAACGCGCCGTTTCTCGACGACGGGACCTACAGCGAGTTCTTTGCATACAAGAGCACGGTCACCGGGCAGCTACAGCCAGAGCCCCGGTGGAGGCGTCTGGTATGGCAGTTGAAGAACTGGCTGGGACTGCCGCTGGCGAAGCTCTACGTTGATGCGGACCTTCCTCCGAACGCAAGGTCCCGCTACCGAGCCGTCGCCGAGTCCATTCGACAGGCGTTCCGGGATCGGGTCGAGCACTTGGACTGGATGAGCGACAGCACGAAGGACAGAGCAAGGCTCAAGCTGGACCGGCTGAAGATCACGATCGGGTATCCCGAACGATGGATAGATTTCAGCACGATGCCGTTGCGGCGGGATTCGTACGTGCAGAACATGATTCGCTCAGCCGAATGGTTCCACGACCGGGAAATCAGGAGCCTGAGCGCAGCCGTCGACAGGGGCGAGACCGGCCTGCATCCGAGCATTGGCGGTGATGCGGAATATCTCGACAGCAGCAATGAGGTGCGCGTATCGAACCCGACTCCCCCGGGACTGCGCGGCCAGCGACTCGATGACGCCATCGTGTATGGCGCTACGTGGCTTGGCCATGAAATCGCTCACGCCCTCGACAGCGAAGGCAGGCACTATGATGCAGAGGGCAACAGGGTCGATTGGTGGACGGCGGCGGACACGGAGGCGTTCGAAGGACGCGCGCAGGTATTGGTGGACCAGTACAACGATTTGATGCCGATCGAGGGCTTGCACATTGACGGAAGGGGCACCCTCCGAGAGAACATGGCGGACCTGGTAGGCCTGCGCATTGCCCTCGACGCGTTCAAGAAGACAGATCAGTTTAAGAAGAACGAGCGCGTTGGTGGGTTCACGCCGCTGCAGAGGTTCTTCCTGGCGTATGCGTACGCCCGCATGGGACACGAGAGACCGGAGTCGCTCGCCACCCGGCTGAGAGGCGGAGGGGGCTATGCCCCCGCCCGGGAACGAGTAAACGGCGTCGTGATGAATATTCCCGAGTTCTATGAAGCTTTCGGTGTGCAGCCAGGAGATCCTATGTACCGGCCAGAACGCGCACGGGCGAAGGTCTGGTGA